GGAAGGTTTTATCCAGCGTTTAAAGCAAAATATTTTAATTCGTAAATGTCTCCGTACTCATCAGATTTTTCTTGCCTCCCATCGGGATATTCAAGAACGAAATTATCTTCCCATTTTGCGGAAAGATGCTGACGGGCATCATAACAATTGTACTCTTCAAAGCTACATTTTCTATAACGAAAAACCCTGCTTTCTCCCTCAGAGAAACCATATTCGGCCACTTCTATTTTTTTAGAAGGGGTAGCAGAATATCTTGGATGTTCCGCCAAAGTTTTTTTAAATGCTTCCAGTAGATCAGACTTGACGTTATCGGGCATTTCTTTACTTTGATCCCAGATTATCTTTTCTGGTCTGCCACAATTACCTTGAAAATCAATGCGATAAGTCTCTTTTTGAGACCCTTCGTGTTCTATAGCGACCCATAATATTGATGGATAGCTATCATCTTCTCTTTTTTGTAGATTGAGCCATAGATGCAACGGCAGTTTCTTTTGCCACTCAGATACCCATTCCCATTTATTCAACAAATAGCTTGTCATAATACCTCGTCAGTGCCAGCATTGAGCCATCTGGCAGACGGGGATAAACCCCGTTTCGGTTGGCATTATATCTACACGACAGGGCAGGAGAGAACACAATAGTCAAATCCATTGTTTGTTTCTGTAGATTGATCCGTTTCTTTCCACGCTTCAAGCGCGGAAATGCGTTCTCCTCGCGCGTAAGCGTCACGCACAATTGCGTAGCTCAGTTTGTGCGCTTTTTTGCAACTAGAAGCTACACCAAACAACGCAGCTACCGTAGAATAAGGTTGTGACTCAACCAGTTGGAATCGGACTGGGATCTCCCCGTCGTACTCAGACCAATTGTCCCGCTCTAGATTGAAGGTTTTTCCTTGCCATCTTGCGTAAAGGCAGAAGCACTCTGTGCTGGCATAGAATAACTCTATACCTTTGTTTTTTAATTCTTGCTTCCATACGCAAAGGCTGCGCGTACCTTTGGCGTATGAAAGGGTCAATGTTTCTCCTTTATACTCCTCAGTCTGGGACTGAAAATACTCTACAAAAGCCCACTTGGGCATTGTTTGCTAGTTTTCTGGCAGCATTACCCAACAATGATCTTCACCTGTTATTAGGTCAAATTTTAATTTTAAGCCTTGGTTTGATTCTAAAATCTGCCAACTTTCACCTAATGTAGCGGTTTTTTGACAAATAATTTCAGTTTGTTGGTTTAACATAATTCCCTCTTTTTTTGTTAACGTTTACTTGGTTTTAGCGATCGCGCTTGAGTCTATTTTTGTTCTAGCGGGTATTGCGCCCGCGCTCTTGCCTGTTCGCTATATTTATAATATAACTTTTTTACGAATAACTGTCAAGTCTTTTTTATAAAAAAGTTATATTCTTTTTGGAGTCGTTACTCTGTATGGATTTGAGTCCGCTCTGTTTCTTTAAGTTTTGTTAGGAGTGCGATCGCGTCATCGTATTCGCCCCACGCGAGAGCGATCGCAACATCTTTAACACTCCCACTGATTTCTTTTGGAACTCCTAAGCTAGTCATGGACTTTTTGAACTTGGCCGGATAAATGCGCGGTCTTGCACTAGGATTATCACACGATATATAGCGCAATTCATCTGCTTTGCAGCCGTCTTTGACAAGTTGAGACAGCACTGAATGAGCCTGTTTAAGCGAGTTGAACATGACCGGCTTTTGCCCAATACGGAATTGTAGCGGGTTAAGATTAATCAAATCGTACCAGCAGTCATTTTCTAAAAGTTGTATTTTGAGTTTCACAATACTTATACCTCTATCAGTTTTCTCTCTATATTATAGTCTTTTTTATAGAAAACTGTCAAAGGTGCGATCGCAATTTTTTTTAATCGGGCTGCAGCCTGCAACCCCAAAAATCTTACACAACAATAGCCACAAAAAAATAAGAACTTTTTTATAAAAAACCCTTGACACTCAGAGAGAAAAAAGTTATATTGAAAGAGTAGAGAAAAACAAGAGGTTCACATGAAAACTTTAACAGCTAGAATATTAGTGGTCAACTGCGTTGACCCAGACACAAATTACGAATATAGTTTCAGAGTAGAAGAGTTCTCAAACGGTTTAATCTTGGTAGGAGGAGAAACTTCTAATGATTGGTTTTTCCGTTGTCGGGAAGAAATTAAAGCTAGTGGATATGACCTCGTTGTCGGCGGGGAAGATACAGAAGATATAACAAAATGGACTCCTAAAGAGTTAAATGAGGCTTGGGGAAATAGCGTCGCTGAATTTAGCGATTTGTCTTGTATCGACTTAGTGAAAGAGCTATTGTTCTCTTAAATCAAATCAACACTAAAAAGTATAACAGGGGATTTCCCCTGTTTTTTGTCATAAAATTAAGGAGTAAAAATGCGCTACGCAAAATCAATTTATAGGGGCGGTGAAATTATTGACGCTTCACTTTGTGATTATGAATCCAGCAAAAAATTGGGATTGATTTGCCCGTTTTGCTCTCAAGCAGTATTTCTGAGAGCAGGTAGTTATTATGAGCGTCACGGTAAAAAGATTGTTTCTCCATGGTCTTTTTGTCACTATCACAGTGATGATCCTTTGGCTTTAGAGTGTGAGTTAAGAGCTAAAAGAAAAGATGGAAAAGAATATATTGAGAGGCTTAGGATTGAGTCTAGAAACCAAAGACTTAAACTTTTTAATACCAGAATGACAGATATTTTAAACCAGTGTTGGACAGACAATTATCAGTATATTAAACAGTTGTATAAATTGTACGGAAAAAAGTGGATAGAAGTAAAAACTATTGAACTTCGCCATGAACTTAATAGCAATTTTAGTTTTTATTTGACGGAATTAGAAATGATCCATAAACAAGTGTGTAAACCTAAATTGTACGATAATCCCAACGATTTAGGTTTAAAAATATGGACAAAACAAGAGATTCAAGAGCAAAATCAAAAGTTAAGTTTTATTGATAAACAAATACATTTTACTATTTGTACAGAGGTGCTAGAATTTTTGTCAACACGCACTGGTGGTTATGCTTTCCTAAAGTTTTTATCTTTAGCAATTATAAGTTTATCTCTTACTCGGTTAAACTTTTTACTGAAAAGACAAGTAGGATTAGAATCTCTAGCAACGATGAAAGGATTTATTCAATCTGTAGAGAATACTTCTTTTTTAAACGCTACTCTTATTGTTATTGTCTTTACTAATTGGTTAATAATTTATGATCAGTTGAGTGATTCTCAGGAGTTAAATGGTCAATCTATCTAATCTTTCATTTAACGTCAGAGGCTCTTATTTTCCCTCAGACCACAATTATGGTCTCTATGCTTCTTTAATCAATTTCAACTCAAATTTAAGGCAATTAAAGTGGCAATTAGGGACAATTAAGGGGATTCCTGACCACAATGGGCTAATTGAATTAGGGAGCGAGTCTAAATTATCAATACGTTGCGACCCCAACGATATTAAGCAGTTTTTGGGGTTAAAATCTCTCTCTGTCGGTAAATGGTCAATCGAACTTGACAACCCGCTCATTTCTGACGTTATCCCTAAAACAAGGCTATTTTCTCGAATAGTAGTAATCAAAAATGCGGAGGAACGTGGTGCTTTTGTGCGATCGCTAACCAACCAATTTAACGAGCTAGGATTAGAGGATCTGAATTTTGCTGTTTATGAACGCAAAACTATTAAGATTAAGCGTTTTACCGTTGTAGGTTATTCAGTAAACGTATCTTGCGCAAACCACAAAGAGAGCGAGATATTAATTTATCACGGGGTTGGTGGTAAACGTAGAATGGGATGTGGAGTATTTTGGTAACTGCTAGATGGATATTATTGACTACTTAAATAAAGTATCTAAAAAGGTACGGAATAAAGCACTGAGTAGCCTTGAGGTGAAGGTTGCTCAGTTCATTATTGATGACCTTAGCTATCAAGATATGAGCGAACAAATCAATTATAGTGCAGCTCATATAGGGAGTATAGCTAGGGAATTGATGGGGATATTAGCACAAGAAACTAAAGAGACGGTAACTAAACAAAACTTTTCTACTATTTTGCGCGAATACTGTCAGAATCAGGTCAGAATTAGTGAGGCTAGGGTAGAGTTCAAAAACTGTCATGGCACTCAATTAAACCCGGTTTTAAATACTAATGTTTTAACTTTTAACTCACAGTCTATTATGATAAATCTATCAACTTATTGGAAGTTTGACGCTGTTAACAATACTTTAATTTTGAAGGATAAATATCCTGTTATTATTGAGTTAAATACTTTGACCATTGATAATGTAGGATATTTATTATTCGCTTTAATAGAAAGAGAACAAATTAATCCGCATTCATTAAATGAATTAATCAAACTATTGAAACAGTATTTAATCAGTGATAAACTAAGTATTAATCTTTTAAAACAATAGAGGTATTTATGAATATTCAAACGAAAACTATTGATGATTATTACAGTCAATCAGACTTTGTTGAACATCTTTTGTATGCTGACTTGTTGGAAAGTTTTTATTTTGATGTTGAAGACATTTGTCAAGCATTAGTAGAAGATATTTGTGATGAAACATATCAAGTCGATAGCTTGATTTGTAACGTATTTAACTCTAGACTTGTCAGACTATCATGTTATTCTATTGAAAATGTAAAGTTAAAGATAGTTGATAGTATTGAGGGCTGTCTCGATACCTTATTTTTAGACTTATTGGAATATGATGAGTGGGGAGAACCTTATTATCGCCCAACAATCACTGAGAAAGATAAATCTGATATGATGTTAATAGTCTCAAATCTCAAAAGCGACTTAAACAATTTTTATAATTCTTATGTAGAATATGTGAGAAACCGCTTATCAGAAATTAATAATGTATATGAACCAGCAGAATATTTATTTTCAATATTTTACAAAGATTTAATTCCCTATTTAGATGAACAAACCTAAAAAATTGTGCCAAGTTATTAATCATAAACTAGCTATTAAATATCTGATAGCTAACGGTTGGGAAAATATACCATCTCTTAGCCCTGATTTCCCTAATTATCAATATTATCAAAACTCTAATCAGAAAAAAGTAGTAGTTCTTACCGACCCGATCGCTTATGATTACGAGTCTAGATTACTAGATGTTTTCAACGCTCTTAAACGTATTGAAAAAAGAGACCGAGAACTAATTTTATTTGATATGCTAAACATGAAACACAGTGAAACAAGTCAATGCGTTATGAGCAAATCAGACAAGGTTTTTATGATTTACTCTGCACTTATTACGGGCGAAAAGAATCCTAATAATCTAGAAATACTAATGGCTAAAGCTATTAGATTGGCTGATGAGCTAGAAAATGAGGTCGCTAAGAGTGAGGATTAAAATCATTCATAAAAATCTCATACTCTTCTACATAACCCTGGCTATACCATATAGATACGCTGTAGTGGCAGCAATTTAATTGAAAGTGTATAGCGGGGTATTCTCTATTAATATCAACAGAGAAAACTATAGATGGAAAATGATAAACTTTTGCATCCCATTCAATAAAGATTGTGTACTTATAGAAACTAGCATCAAAGATTTTATATCCCATGGTATTATTAATAATGTACAAGTTCAATTAATTGTACCATTGCTCGATTATTGTGTTCCTAAATTAAGAAAGTAGTTTCTGATTTAGGCTTGTGTGCTTTTAATATCCATAGATGGAAACAGATAGAAATTAGCTGTTTTTTTGTTATAATAGAATGAACACTTGAGGTATTAATTATGGAATTTTTATTTGACCAATTAGACAGTTATTTGTCTTCTGATATAGTCGGTTTCTATCAGCAATATTTACCCTATCAAGATATTTATATTTGTTATGGCGCGATTGTTAAAGTATCAGGAAAACGACAGTCTATTCAGGTAGAATATTGCGACAATGACGGGAACAAACAGATTACTTCTTTTAAACAGCACGTTACTTTAAAACCCAATCAATCTTCTGAAACGCTTTGTTATTATAGTTGTACTCATCAACATAATATTATCTCGCATTTGTACTTTGATTTAGACTTGTTAAAACGAGATGCAGAAACCTATTTACAATGCGAAAAGCGTTGTTTTGAAAAGCAATTAGCTCTCTACAAAGAGACTTTAAGCAAAGATATAGGTAATCGTCATTTAAGTGATATTATACCTGATTCTAGCGCATTCAGAACAAAAAGAATCCCTGTTCATATTCAGGCTATTTGTGACGATATTCGCGCGTTATTTGCTCCTAAAACAATTAAGTGTGACAAACGTTATTTAGAACGGAAACAGACTCTTGTATAATTAAAATATTGCTTTGTATCTAACACGCTATTAAAGAGTTAAACCACCTAATCACTTAGGTGGTTTTTGATTTGTTGAGAATCCTTACGTTGGCCACAAGTGATCGTAGTATTGATCAAAGAACCTCATCTCCTCTAGCAATTCGATAATCCCCAAGATTTCATAGGAATCCTCAAAATTGTCCTCTTCTTGGCTGTTCCAGCTTTGGACAATTTCCTCCGCCAATTTTTGGGTCAATTCAACCCCACCGAATTTGGCTTGTTGCCATAGTTCTATTTCTTTTTCAACGACAACCTCGTCTATAGTTGCGTGATCATTGATATAGTCGGTAAATTCCTTAATTGTCATAGCCATACTAGCCACCTACTGCCTTTTTTGATTTCATGATTTCAGCATCAATGAAATCTCTCCTTATTTTTTATGATAACTACTCTAAATGCCTTTATGTATAACCGTGTGACACTTTCTTAACTGTCACAACAGGTCACGAGTTTTTAGTAGTTTTGTGGATTGCGCACTACCGCTTAAAGATTTTGCCGATTGTCTATCCACCATTTAGCAGAGAGAGTAGGCTCTTCTCCTGCTTCCCAGAGACTTACTATATATTCACAATTTTTGGTGGCTATATCACGCGCCCAATTTATTTGCTTGGGAGACCCTTCAAAATCCGCGCTATCGGCCCACTGATAAGCATTTTCCAGATCATTCTCCGCCACTGATTCTCCTTGCCCGTGATACTGATACTCTTGTTCTAGCCCTTCGGTGTACGATTGGAGCTCTCTATCGTACCATTCGATATTATCCAAAAAATCTTGAACATAGATTTCGTATGTTTGGACCTCGTAGGCTTGATCGTCGTGAAATGTTTTCAATTCCATCGTGGAATTAAACCGACGATACAATATCTTGTTCCAGCGTGATTTGTTGAGCCACGCTCCAGTGATTTCGGGATTAATAGCGTCGTGCTTCAAACACATGAAACACCCCTTAAATTTCTTTGTCGCGATAAAACTTAGTAAAGATGCTTGATCTTTTTCTATCCCATAATTATCTAATAACCACTCAATGAAACGTGCTTCCGCTTTTTCGATAAATGTCATTGCTTTGCCCCTTTTTTTTGCTATAGTCTTATTCTTTTATAATAGCCACCCACCAACTACGATCATGTATTCCTTTGTGACAGTTTCTTAACTGTCACAAAGGTTTAATTGCGATCTGCTTTGCAACAGAGTAGCTACTTGCCAACAAAACAAGATAATTGTACTACACCGTCACTTATACCTGCGATCGCCCTTTTCTCAATCGATTCTAAGTGTCTTAGCTTGTTGTAGAGCCATAGCTGTCCCTTGCCCGTGATTAACGCGAAAGGGATGATTCTCGTGGCTGGCTCACCGTTTTTATTGGTGTACTCCACAATCTCTTGTGATAGTTCAAAATATCCCGCGTCAAAGTATTTTTGATAGGGAATAGCTGACTTTCTCATTAAGATATTAAGCTCTCGCATTTTAAAAGTTAGCCGGTTACGACCCGTTTTAAGTAGCCGTGCGTATTCCCCTAACTCTATCGCGTCTTCCGAGAACTGAATCTTTTGGGCGTACTCTACCAGAGGAGCGTTCTCTTTGATTGTTGCCTCTAGTTGCTGTTTTTGCGCATCTAGCAGTTGTTTCTCCTCTTCACTAGCTACAAGTGCTTTGAGAGCTTCTAGATAGTTTTGAGGCAATTGTACCTGTTTTTTGGCTATCTTTTCGCACTCAAGAAAATAAAGTCTGACTTGTTTTCCTTTCTCGGTCTGACTAAGCATCGCCCAAGTTTTAAAACACTCAACAGAAAGCTTAATAACTTCCTTTTGAGTTGCTCCTACTTCTCGCTTCTCAGTTCTGATAAATGAGCAAAAGTCAACTCCTGTAAGGAATCCAGACTTTTCAAAGGATCTCTTGGCGTTTCCCTTGTTTGAGTAATCTAGCCACTGCCAAGCGTCCTCAAAATCAACTGGAAAATCTTCACCAGAACTAATGTACTCTTGTGCAAGAGCTAAACTAAAACTACTTTGATGATTAGACATAATTTCACTTCCTTATAGTGATTGTGTTTTAAACATTTATTACTCCCTTAACTGTGAGGGAGTTCTTTTATTGTAGCATATTTAAAACAAGCTTAATTGCCCGTATTTATCCTCTTTTATTCTCTCAATATCAGGTGGTAATTCATAAGTTCCCGTCCTATCTCTTTGCTCGTTGTGCCATCTTTTAATCCTCTCTTTTCCTATGTTGAAATACTCCTCTTCTTTCTCAATACAAATGTACCTTCTACCCGTTTCTAGACAAGCGATCGCGGTTGTAAATGAGCCGGCAAATGGGTCTAATACTAACCCGTTTTCAGGTGTTAATAGTTCTATCAATCTTTTCATCAATTCTAGAGGTTTTTGGGTAGGATGTTGATAGTTATAATGATCAGTAGAAAATCTAACTACTGAAGGCATTAAACATCCTTCTGTTAACGCTTTGTAAGCACTGTATCCACGGTCAAAGTTAGGCAAATCAGCATGAACAGTTAAGCAGTGCTTTAGTTGAGGTTCTCGAATATTATACTTATTATTTTTAAAAGCAATTAAATCCTCTGTTGTTTTAATTGAATTGATAGTAGATAAGATTCTTTTTATATCATTTATCAATCTATGGCTATCAATAGCAGCAACATTATCAATCCTATCTATTTTTATCTTATTAATGGTTTTATTTCCTTTACCATATATAACAAATGTTTCATGACATCTTCCTATTCTAAGCACTGGACTTGATATTCTCACCTTGTCCCATACAATCTCTTCTTTAAATTTAAACCCTTTTTGAGATGCTAAATGGTTCAATTTATAAAAGCTTTGACCTCTGCCAAAAAAGCCTAATATACTATCTTTTTTTAATATACGGAAAACCTCATCTATAAACATTTGCTCATCATAATCAGCGTCTAATTTATGCTTTAAATAAAGGTACGGCGGATCAGTTATAATCGCATCAATACTATTATCAGGAAGATTGCGCATAATATCAAAGCAGTCAGATAAAAAGATTTGATTGTCCATAGTTGATTATGATTGTATTTTATAATTATTATATAATATCAATAAATGTAGAGGTACTATGAAAAAAACTGTCATCATTTAACCAGTTATCTATTATCGAGAAAGTAGCAATGATTTCTTTATTGCTATTAATTTGTGGTCTAGGACTTGCGTTGGGAGCATTTGTGATCATGTTGCTTTTTAACTACGGGTTAACATTGGTTTTCCCTTCACTCAATCAGATCACTTTCTCTTAATCAATAATTTTAGCTATTATTTTGGGAGCAATAAGCTTAATCGTAAACTAATAGGTTCAAGCGATATAATTGTTCTATGCTACGAAAAACCCTCTTAGTAGCACTGCCTCAAGCGTTTACATTTTAAGAGCCACCTAGCGGTGGTTTTTGCTTATAATAATTACATATACTCACATCTAATAAAATGCTAGTAGCAACAAATGAATTGAATAGGTTTAGCGGGTCTGTTTACAGTTCTCCCTTACAATCCGCCAGTACAGCAACAATATTAAAACCTGATAACAGTGTCCAAAATATGGACACCATACCCACCTATTCAGGAAGTGAGGTCACAGTCCCATTAACAGAGTCTCCAGAGGGAATTGACCGTTTAGAAGTGAATGGGGTAGTATTTGCTCCGACCAATAATAGCACTCCACAAACAGGGCAATATTACTATGATTACAGTCAGCAACAAATCATTATCAATACCAGTTTTAATGCTTCAGGATTGTCCGTGTTATATTCATATCCAGAACAAAGTAACTTAATAGGTTTAAAAGTTGGGGATAATCTTATCCCTAACTTTTTCTCTCAATACAATATAACAGGTGAGTTTACTATCCAGAGACAGTTCCAAGGTTCACCTAGTGCAAATTTAACCATAATAGACGACGTTAGCAAGAAGCAAACTATCCTCAATTTCTTTGAGATAGGAAGACAATTCAATATTAAAAGTTTAGGCTTTAGAGTCAACAATGTCAGCTTTACCATAGAAGATTTAACAGGGAAGATAACCGTCCTAATAGCATTTCAGGGGATATGGGAAGCGTTAGGCGACACTATTGATAACCCCTTAGATGAGCCGGTATCAATTAGGGATTTAGTGTCTAAAGACAGTGACGGGTATTACTACACAGCGAACATGGTAGCGCGGAGGGTAGGTGTAGCAATATCGAGCAATTCAAGGAAGATAAGGGTTTCTAGTCCGATTTCCCCTGGTAGTGCGGTAAAACTCAGGGAACTGCTAACTAACGAGAGATTTTACCCTGACGGAAAAATCATAGACTGGGAATCCCCAAATAAGATCAGACTGAGGACGTGGGCAAATTTACCTTATACCGTCATAACCGATTGGATACCACCAAGAACTTTAACCTACGGATTCAAATCTAAAGTCACCAATGCGGTCTTATCTATAGATAATGTAGTGAACAATGAAGGGGATAAATATAGCACGGTAGAGACAGGGCGCAGCGACTATTTCCAAGCACCTAGAACCCTAAAACAGGGATATTACGAAGCCTTTGATATAAACAACCTACAGACTGCCTCATGGTGCTTTGATATAACAACAGAGAAAACCATCCACACCATAACTACTCAACTTAATGGCGAGGACTTAGAGATCATAGAGGAAGAGTGGGGTTACGTCTATACGTCCGTGGATACTCACACCTACTACCTAGATAACAATGGAGTCCCTCATTACATATTTAGCCCTAGTGAGGCTGCCGTTAATGCCACATGGCAGAAGGTCAAAGAGACTATCAAGACTTTCCTTTACGACTTCGACAATTACGGCTATTTAGTTAAAGTGTCCGGCAAGGTAAAAGAATTGAGACGACTTAAACAGGAACAAGAAAAAGAATCTATTATCTATCAATACCAGATTGACCAAGAAACCGACGAGGAAGCGATCGCTAACCTTGAAAAGAGTCAGGCAGCTTATTCCGAGTTCTTCTGGATTGAGTACCCATATCAGGAAAACTTCACCCTTGAAGATTTAATCAAATACTACCCCAAACTAGCTAAAACTGGGGTAGAAGAGGATAACGTTAAACCCTTTTACTCCAAGGAATACCTCAAGCAAGAGGGTGTGTTTTTGAATTACCCTGACCCTGACTCTAGCGAAGATGACCCTAAATCGGATATTATCCTCAGCACTTTACAAAGAGAGCAACAACAGACCCTGATCACATCAACCTTTCCGCAGCGATACAAGGTGATTAATAACGTAATGCGCCAAGAGGAAAAGGTCATTAAGCAATCAGCTTACAGTCAAACCGAAGAGGAACAGAACGGGGTGCCGGGGCAAGCTTCCCGTATCGAGAAGCTAAACAAAACCGCACCTAACACCGAGAATGACGAGGATGTCAATAGCAAGCGGTGGCTTATCTCTACCGACAACTCAATGCTCTCAGATAATATAGAGAACGGGTCGGTAAGCTTTCCTGACATAACCGAACTCTCAGATGCGGAGACAGGTGTACAGACTCAATATGAGATCCTCAATAGCCAGAATGAGGTATCAGGGGATATTTCCCTCAAATACCCTATAAATCTAGTTATAGGCCAAAGGGTTATCGTTAGCGGTCAAATATATCGAGTCTTCTCCATGTCCGAACAGTGGAAGATCGCAGGGGTTATCACGCTCGATTCAATCAATCTCGCAATAGGACTAGAACAGGAAGAAACCGTCCAATCCAGAAAAATCGAATAGGTACAATTTGTACCGTTTCATGAAGTGCTTGAGCCCCGAATCTGCCGAGAACTCGTAGCCTATTGTGACAGTTGAGAAAGTGTCACAATAGTATGCACAAGGTGGCTAGTGGTTGGCTATTGTAGAGGAGTAAGGTTAAAAACAAGGGGACAGGGCAATGATGACTGACGACATTAACGAGATTGATTCCAGATTAAATGATTTTTGTGTAGCGATGGGGATGGTAGATATAGCAGAGGAAGCGCCTGAACAAAATTGGTTGGAATCTTTGGCTGAATGCTGCCAAGAAGAAATAGATTACATACCTATGGCTTTCTTGGTCGAATAAACAGCGACTGAGCAGTACGGTAAGCGATCGCATGGTTGCCTAGACAGAGTTCGATTCTCTGATGTCGCATTCCCTAAATAGGGAAATACACTATCAAAAAGGTAATTATGCTACTAAATAAAGAGTCAATCTTACTTTTAAAAAACATGGTTTTTCCACGTGCGTTAGACAGGCACAAACAAAAGTTTACTGTTGCTCAATTGAATGGTGTTGGTGTTGATACTTATTACCCTGCGAGCGATGCTCCATGGGAAACAGTAAACTACTTATTGATAACCAGCCTATGCAAAAATCCTTGGGATGGTATTTGTTGGGATTCAGGATTAAATGCGTTTTTGAGCAAAATCTATATAGATTCGTCGTTGTCAATAGAGGATTTTGATGATCAAATAATATATGAAGATGACGAAGATTAATTAATAAACAGCGATCGCATTATCCGAGAGGTGAGGATCGAATCCTTTGCGTTCGCATTCCCTAAATAGGGAAAAATCAATTTACACAACTATACAAGAGGATCTATACCATGTTTGGACAAACTACTATTGACAATTTTAATAACGCGATCGCTAACTTGTCATCTCAGATTCAAGAGTTAGAATTACAATTGAAGCAACTCAGGGAAGATCGCAAAGTTCTAGAAACAGAGCAACAAGCTAAACTCACCTTGATCGGTGCCGGTCAATCAGCACTAGACCAGATTCAGAATTTCTTATCCCTAGCTACGGTAGGGGATAATCAAGACCTGTTAACAGATTTTTGGGCACAATTAGAAGTCTTGAAAGATACACTGACAGTTTATCCTCAACTAGAGGAAACCGCGCCAGATGAATCGGATTTAGATAATGTAGAGAATAGCGATACTATAGAAGTTGACGCTAGTTTAATATCTCAAATGATCCGAGATGAAGTTAACGGTAACGGGAATGGAAACGGGCATAAAAGCAATCATGTTGATATAGGTACGATGATTAAGGAGGTAGAAGATATATCAGAGGCAGATACAGAATTAACGGAAGAGGATAAAATTGCTTACGCAAAAGAGTTTTATAGCGGGTTTACCCTGAAAGAGCTAAAGGCCTTGTGTCAAGAACAGGGACTCCCCGACACGGGGACTAAGGCAGCCTTAGTGAAGCGCCTAGTCTCTGATCAAATGAGTCAGATTGACACCTAATCAATATCATCAATCTGCGATCGCATTCAATCTTTAAAACTACTGAAATCTCGTTGGGTACTGTGGCAGTTTGCAAACTGTCACAGTCTTGCGCACAAGGGAATTAGAGTTGGCTAGTATAAAGATATAGAAAAAAACAAGAGGTGCAAACCATGAAACCTATTGCTTCAGAAACAGTTAACGTAAACGCTCTTAAAAATGCTTTTATATTTAACAAGAGTGGGATTGAGTTTAGAATTATCAAAGCTTATTATAGAGAAACTATTACTCCGCGAGAAATAGATGGAAAAACAAATAAGTCGATAGAAGCGAAAGTTTGCCTGTGGAATCATAGGCAAACTTCAATGAAAGATTATTGTACCGTCACTTTAACACCCGATATGCAATTTGAGGACAAATCAGGGAAAACTATTAAAAACAAGGTTTTTCAAGCGGGTTGGTACAACTAAGTATAACAAGATAAAACTCTTTAACTGCTATGATGAATAGCAGTTTTTCCCATACAAACCAACTCAATCTATAGGCTAGTTGAGCTATTGATCACCTGATTAATATCAGTGACAACCTGAGTCCTCACCCTACGCAGCAAAGCCTCCTGATCTTGGCTCTCAAAGGTGTTGTTAAACTCTAACCTTTCAATGCTAGGCTTGTTCAGCTTCTCAAGGATAGCCTTTTCAAAGGGAGATAGTTGTTGCACGGTAGGTGGTGGGGTCGGTTGTCGTTTAGGGTCATAAATACGGTTTAGGTCTTCTATGGATTGAGCGATAGGGGTAAAATCTCCTAGATTAAACTTAGGAGCGTAAAAGCTATTCAAATCAGATAGAGACTGAGGAATCCTCAAATCTGTGGGATTTTTCTCCTGATTGCCCCCGATTAAGGGGATTCTCTCCGATTTGACAGTAAAGGGGTTGACATTCGGGAGAGATTTATAGTTAGAGCGAACAGAATCGAGAGATTGAGAGCGTAAGGTAGAGGTCTGCTCTTTTTCAGCAGTTATCCTCTGTTTATTGAATATTTCTATCTGAGAGCGTAAAGCGTTATCAGTCGAGATGACCTGTTGCCTAGCAAGTTCTAAACCCCTTTCCGCGATCGCCATACCTTTTTGAGCGATAAGTACATCTTGAGGAGTTTTAGCTTGTAAAAGGGCTAACTCTGATTGTAGTAAAGATTGTTCAGCCTTAAGCTCGTTAATCTTCGCTTGTTCAATGGCTTGCCTCTTACTCTCAAGAGTTTGCTCTTGTTCTAATAAGAGTAGCTCTTTAGCCAAGCGTTGCTCCTCTTTTAAGGCCTTGAGTTTTTCATTAGCGAGCTTTTGTTCTAGATCACTTTGTTTGATGAGCAGGGCTACCGGGTCAGTAGTGGAGACACCTAATAAAGAAGCAAAGCGTTTGACCTTATTTTGGGATTCTTTCTTGTTATAATCCTCTATCCTTTTCTTCTGTTTCTCATCGTCATTAGAAGAGATAATATCCCCTAAAAGACCGATTTTACCTTCTAATCGTTGGGTTTTGAGGGTAGAGTTAGCCCGTGCTTGTTCCTTAGTAGCGGACAATAGTTGTTTCCTTTGTTCTCGTTCAGAGTCGAGCATCCCCCGCAGTTTCTCGCGGTACTCCACCTCAATGTCTAAACCCTTGTTTAAGGCGGTAGTTTGAGCCTCAATCATCTCAATTTGATAGCTAATAGATTGACTTGTTAGGCTATCTATCTCTTGAATTAAACCCCGTCTCTTTTCTGCATATTGACGGTCAGAGAATGCCTTAGACAGGTTCAATTTATCATATTCCCTCAATTCTGCTTGTTTTTGTCCGATAAGCAGTTTGGTGTAATCCGTCTCTGCTTTTATCCTCTCAAGGTTAGCTAGTTCATCCATGCCCGACAGTTTGAGACGGTTAACTTGGTCAAGGCGAGCAGTTTTCTCTCTCTCAATAGTAAATTTCCGTTGAGTGGATAAGATCGCAATCAGAGACTCTTCCTGTTCTCTCAGAGTCCTTGTCAATTCTCTTGCCTTAACCGGGTCGTTGCCGATCACTTTCAAATCCTTCTGAGTTTTAGCGATCGCGGTCAAGATTATCTGCATCTCAGCAAGGTTAGCATTTTCCTTAGAGGTCAGTCCTATTGTCTCTTGTCCTCTATAGAGGTTGTACTCGTTAATTCGCAATCGTTCAGAAGAGACCTCTTTCCTTGCCGCGAGTTCCTCGTCAAGAAGCTTAACTTTAGCCGTAGCAAGGGCAGCCTTAGCATCCGCAATCCGTTTACTCTCGTAGCGAACGACTGCACTATATTCAGGCATGGACAATTTACCCGGCTCACTAGCTTCAGCCAATCGCTTCTGAGAGGTAGCCCGTATCTCTGCCAAGAGTCGCTTATTAGTGTTTATTTCAGATACAATCTGCTTCCTTGTAGCGTCTCTTTGGGCTTGCCCCTTCAAGAAGTCCGCACGCTCAGGACTCAATTGGGCAAGGGATTGACTCTTGAGGATACGTTCAATCATGCCCTGAGAAGCGATAGTTATCTGAGCATTGGTAACGTCATTAAGTTCTCTTATCTTTTGCAGGGTGTACTCTTCTATCGCTAATCGTTCAGAAGCGGACTTTTCAGCCACTTCTAACCGTTTCTTAGCTAGTTCAATATCACCCTGAGCAGTCTCTTTTCTGAGTTCCTCAAGCTCTTGTTTTTTCTCACTTTGTAATGACCCTTCAATACTAAGCAGTTGGGCGAGGGACTCCCTTCTCTTGGTTTGCATAGCCTCAAGTTTAGATAGTTGTGATGACAAATCCTTAAGTTCCAACTCCCCTAACTGCCGAGACTTCTCTGGCTCAGGTAGGTTTTTACCCACCAACTCTGCCTTAATTCCCGTAGTAGAAATTTCATTGAGCCGTTGCCACTTTTCGTATGCTTTTGTCGCATCAGTTAAGCTATTGGTTACGTCTTTCCACACAGAGCTAATGTTGTCAACGGCATCAATGTAACCCCGTTCTTCTAATATTTTAGATGCTTGGGCGATGCCATCAAGTGCTGGCTGTACGGTCTCAATCAGGCGACGTTTGACGGCGGGAGAATAATCAGCACTCTGATTAATAGTATCAATATAAGACTCAACAGCCTTTTTACTATCACCTAAATAGTTAACAATATCTACCACGGGCTTGACAACCAGAACCCTTTCCTCTTGTAGTTTCTGAATCTCAATATCTATCTCGCCTATTTGTTTCTTAGCTTCAGCCGTGTCAATAAGTCCTAAATCTTGGCGTTCTTTCCTCTTCTCATTGATTGCTTTATCAATAGCTGCAACAGCCTTGAGTGAATCTACCTCCGCAGTAACGCCATCAGAATCAACCTTCACACCCTCATTCTTGAACAGCACTCTTAAATAGTCCTGGGACTGAGCAGATAAGACCGTCCGTGGCTCGAAGGAAATCTTAGAATTAGGAGATAAACCCATAGCACCTAGATCCTTAGTTAGCGTATCAGCCATCTCTTTCTGTTTTTTGGTATTTTTATAGAGGTTCTCCTCTGCTATCGTCATAAAACTAGCACGATAAGCACCTATGGACTCACTCAGTCCCAAGTCGTCTAACTCTTTTACAAAAGCCTTGTCGTACACTGCCTTAACAGTAGATATATGCCGACCCTGTTCCTTCAACCGGTCATATATTTTGTTCCTGTGGGCGATCGCGGCATCATCTGATTTAACACTGTCTCCTCCAAACCCTAAAGCATACTTCAGGTTCAATTCAACCCCCTTCGACTTCAGACCACCGATCCGTTTTGCTGCGCCCTCGCCACTAGCACCCACTTGGTCTAAAGCGTTCTTCATCCCTTGAATAGCAAAGGTTAGGTCTTTGGTAGTATCTTTAAGTGGCTGCCATAAATCGTTAAGGAAGTCGCTTTTGGCCAATAGAAAGACAAATACAGCCAGTAAAGCGTGTGCTCCTACCATAGCCAACTTCATCCCACCAGCTAAAGTACCCCAAATTGCACTCAGCCCCTTACCTGATGCCACTGCTGACCACATAGCAGAGATTAGTTTCCATAGCGTGGCAGTAAAAGTCCTGACCGCATCTATAATATACAACTTCAATAGCATATTAATCTGAATCAGGATAAACATCAGAGCGGTTAATTCCACAACACCCGACGGAATAGATTGAAAAGCAGAGGCGATCGCTTTGCCCAACAAAACAAACCCATTAGCGAATCCTATTAACCCTTGGTTGCTTTTCAATGCGGACATGATATTGTCAACCATATAAACAAGGTTGATAATCAGGTTCTTAAAGAATGCGCCCAGATTCTCAAAGACACTGTATTTAGTCCCAAATACTTCATCTAAAAGGCTGGCTATTGCCACTACCAAGAATGGTCTCATCATCTGCAATCCGTGGGTAATAGCTTTAGCTAAAAGAGCCTGCCTAGACGTGAACATTTCCATCAATGCACCGCTTCCAGAAAGCATTCCAGACAAAGCAGAACGCAATCCTATGAATGCTTGAACTCCAAACCCGATCAAGAAGGTTGACCCTACTGTAACAATAAATTTCATCTTCTCAACCACAAACTCAAGGGCAGAGGCCATCCCGTGAGAAATTCCTGCGAACACACTCCCAAACATATCCCCTATGGCTTTACTCATGGAGAACACGGCATTTTGGACTCGTATCATCCCACTAAGGAAGTCGCCTGTTGCTTGTTTAGCTGCGTCTCCAAAATCCTTGCGCAACTGTTTAGCTAATTTAGGGAACACCTCCTCAGCAGTAAATGCTCCCCGATCTAACAACTCGTTAAATTCTGTCACGCTCATATTTAATGCTTTGGCAAACTCGATAACAGGAAATCCCGTCTCTGCCAACTGCTGCCTGATTTCCTCAGCGCTTAACCGACCCTTCTGGATGATCTGATTAAACGCTAGGAATACCCGTCCTGCCTCTTCAGAACTCATCCCCAATCCCTTAATAGCAATAGTCAGGGATTCAAAGAAATCGTCTGCTTTACTACCCCTTAATGGAGTACCAGATACCGCTATCTGAAACTTAGAATACTCGGTCAAAGCGGTTTCGATAGGCACACGATACCGAGACGATAAATCTTCTATTTCGCCCATACGAGCGCGACCAGCCTCAACAGAACCGGCTCCTACCTCAAACCGTCTTCGTACCGGCTCAATAAACATCAGTGTGTCTGCCACTTTCCTGATGAGCGGATTAAGCACGTTATTCAATCCCAAGAAAGTTATAATCAATGGCGACGCTGCCATCGTCAGGGAAGAAAATATTGATTCAAGTGCATCATGATCAAACCCACCAACGCCAGGCGAGCTACCCCCCGCACCTCCAGTGGTAGGACTGCTCTGAGATGGTCGTGGGTTAGAGGATAGTCGCTTGAGTTTATCTAGCGCGGACTGAAATTTCCCGACAAACCCTTGCAAAAAAGGACCTACTTCCCTTCCTCCATTAATCAATCCTTTAATGACGTTTAACATCACCTGCCGGGCCTCCTCTGAAGGAGACTGAATCCGCAGAACCTTTTTGATTCCTGTCAACAACCCTGACCCTATCCGCTTCCCTAGCCCTAATATCTGGTTAGACCATTGCCCTAATCCCTGCCTCAAGCCAGCGACAACATTCGAGAGGATATTTCCCGATTCCCTCTTGATCTCAACCGCTTCGATTGTAATAGTCCTCTCTCTGCCCGACAAAGCCTTTCTCCCAGGGACATAAGGCAAATCTTTTCTTCTTACACCATAAGGCAAGGCTGCCCTCTCAGGAGTATAAGGTAAAGCCATCCTTTCAGGAGCATAGGGTAAAGCTTTATTGGTGGGAGTATATTTACGGTAGAGAGCGTCCATCCTCTGTTGTAGATCTCTCAATTGCCTTTCATAATCGACAAGCCTTTTCCCACTATTTAAAATCCGCGACTCCATTCTCTCTAGTCCAGTCCCTCCCGATGTTGCTAGAGATCGTAATTTAGCTTCTCTTTGCGCAATCACCGATTCCATCCGCTTAATTCTGTCAAGTAATATATTTTCTTCCGCCTTCATTTTTGCTATTCTTGCAACAGGGGCACCGCTTACCATGCGGTTATCGCTTGAGACAAAGCGTCTTCGATAGGGGTGCAATAGAGATTGTCTTCCAAACGTTTTATCTGCCTCGCGTACATCCTCGGCCTCCGCGAGGAAAAAACCTCGTTCTGATAATTTCTTAGAAATATAAGAATCCATTGCGTAAGCTTCTTTCTCGGCAGCGACAACTGTTTTTTCGTTCTTGTGCTTGCCAGAGCTTCCAGCTACGCCTCTCTGCCATCTTTTGACATCTAACCACCTCCCTATCTTTGCTTTTTTGGGCTCACTAGACGCGCCGGCAAACGGTAATTGCCAACTCTTAAATCCTGCCTGCATCGCGTGGGTAAATTCATGTATGACAATCCTCGCGATTGCAATGTCCTCGTAATCCTTGGGGTCAACGCCCTTGGGACGATTTTGGAGTTTAGGCGCTTTTATTTTTATTTGGTTGGAGGAAGGATAATAACCACCTCCAAAAGCACCTAAGTTACCCACCTTCTGCACTTGAGGGATTAATCTTTTGATTGACTCAACTTGTTGAGGTGTGGCTACCCCCGTTTTCCCGACCTCGGTAAACATTTTCTTCAAGTATTGTGCCGGGGTAGCTGGTTTGCCACCATGAAATGGCTTAATTTCCGATACTGTCTCAATAATAGACTTTACATAAACATTCAAAAAACGCTCTTGGTCTTCAAGAGTCCCCTCAAAGTCAACAAGCCCATCCCTTAGCCCGGCAACAATATCTTTTCCTATTGCCTTAAAAACCCTTGAATGTGACTTAATACCTAGTACCCGTTTTACACCAGTAACTAGGTCTAAGCCTATTTGTGAGCCTAGTCCCTGAATATCCTTTCCGAGATATTTGCTTACTCCCTTCTTTAATTCCTCAACAATATTATATCCAATCGACCCAAAACTGGTTCTCGCTGCATCTTCAGCTGCATTCCCCAAGCGAAGCACAGACTCTTTAACGGCAGACTCCTGAGACTGAAAGCCAAGAGCGATCTCTTTTGCACTAGATGCAGACATCTGAAAGAACATCTTAGATGGACCGATAGCCCGTACTCGACCCTTCCAATCTGTTGCTGATTCAATTTGAGGTCTGGCTGTACCGGCAGCAAGTTGCCTTTGTTGTGGTTCAATAGCAGTTTCCTGCTGTCGTTTTACTCCACGAAAGAAAGTGTTATTAAGAAATTTGGCGGAGACTTCCCCAAAACGCGATCCCATTTTCGTCATGGATACGTTTAAATCTCTCTCTAGCGCCACGGCTGTTTGAGTCGCGAACGAACGACTGAGGTTTTGCCCAACCCCTTCAAAGGCTCCCCTCATCACACTACGCAATGGCGAAGTCACGGTATTTAATAGACCTTGAGGATTGGCATCTCGTACGGTTTTCTCCGAACCTTGCTGTAAACCAATCTTTATACTGCCGTGAAGCTTATCTATCGCGTTAACAATAGCTCCACAACACATTCCCGAACCTTGCTCACCACCATTAACGGAGATGCTGCTGTTAACAGATAAAGAACGCTTGAACTCATCTATTTGTTGCTTGGCAGGGCTAAAATCAAGACTAGTTTCAAGGACAACTGAACTACCTCTTTCAAAATCAGATATATCATTCTCGTCAAAATCTAGTCCTACGTCAACGCTTATCCCCTTGGATAGATCACTCAATTGACTTTTGTCTATATCAAACTCGACGGGAATAAATATGCGCTCACCCTTGAGTGCCTTTAGTTCAGAGTCTAAGCCTTTCCTGTCAACCTCAAAGGTTACAGGTATAGCAATCCTCTCAGACTTTAGCCACTTAACTCTGCTGTCAAAAGACTTTCTATCTACATCAAAAGTGACGGGCACAAAGAGTTTTTCTCTCTGTAAATCATCAATAGCCTTATCTAATTTCTTGTGATCTAATTCAAGCGATACAAAAACGTTAACGCCATTCATGATCAATCCTCAACTCTGGTTCAACAATACGTAAGCACTGCCACTTATCCTCATAGTCTATTTTAACCCTTAAATAAGTAGAGGAATTGTCGGGGTCACTCAAACAATCAGACTCCACTCCCTCAACTATTAGAGCATAGCTACCCTCTACCGTATCCTCATTAATTCTAGGGTTGAAAATTATTATTCCCTTACCTATCAAAGCGCGAGGATAACTAACAGCAAGCCCTCTCTTTAAAGTCCTTAGTTCCTCTAGCGGTGCGATCGCTAAAGCCCATTGTGGCATCACTTTATCTCGAATCAGAGAGAAGAAGGTATCACCAACAATAGTAGGAATGCGGGACTGCTCATCACTCTTGAAGTAGCAAAGGTCTTGTACCTTAATCGGTTTAGACTTGTCAGGGTCCCTATGAGAATTGTAATAGGTAGCATGGAGAGACGCGATCGGCAGTTCTGCTCGATAATGCCGTTCCTTCTCTATTTGCGACCCCGACTTATAAGCTGCTAATATCAATGCCTCGGTTTGGTCTCCATAGTTGTCGCAGTTAAAGCGATAGTCAGAGGGAAACCAGGACTGCAAAGACCAGAAGATTAAGGACCAGTCTGGTTCCTCATACTCAAGCAGCGCTTTTAAAGTCTTCGTCGCTTGCCTCTCTCTTCTCAAAGGCTTCCCACGCCTCACGACCCGATTCTTCTCTTAGGGCAAACTCTAACACCTCTTGGAACAGGGACGGGTTTTCCCCATGGAAATCTTTAGCGTCTAAAACGGTGAAAGATGACTCTAGTCGTTGCATGACCGCAGCAACATAAGCGTAATCACGCTTATCCTTAATCTCTTGGTCAATTTCCCCTGACATAGAAATCAAAGCTACAATATCCAGATTCTTGTCCATCAATGACGCATAACCCCCCGATGATAAAGACTCGAATATCTCAGACTGACTAACTCTTTGACCTTCTAAAGAGATGATTTCAGTCTCTAAAGATTGGATATCAATTTCATTAGTAGCCTTCTTGAGTTCTTCCCTAAATTGTTTAATTTGAGATAAAACCTTGTCATTATGTTGAGAAAAGATTGACAATGATTTTTCGGCCAATTCCTTCTGAATCTTGATAGAAGTCATCCCATTTGTTTCAATGAAATGCTTCTCGCTTCTAGTCAGTCCGAGCTTTCTCTCAAACTCTAACGTTCCTATTTCCTTGTTCCCAACAGTTATTAGCTTGGCTTTAGGTTTAGTTTTATACGGAATCATAAATATCTCCTTGGGGTTAGATTGCTAACCCCTATATCTTACCCTACCGATACTTTCTTGGAAGAATGGACTAATGGCGCGCCCTGCATATTCAGTGTGAATGTTACTGTCAAAATACCATCAGCAGGAGACGGTCTTTGATAGTCACTTACCTGACCAATAAACTCGTAATGGTCATCCTTGTAATCCGCTACACAATAGAGTTCCCGTCCCTCAATTGAGTAAGTTGACACATACTCCACGATCAGGCGAGCCATGTCATCATCAAGGAGGTTAGCAGTCACCGCGATTGAGCCAGTCTGAGAAGTAATAGTACCTTCTCGATAACCTAGCGGGTCACGATGTAGCACGAAATCAGAACGATTCGGGGTTAAGTTCAACGGAGCGTCAGTTGAGCCTTCAATGCGCTCCAATGCTGTATAAGTGCCCGTTTCACCTAAAGCTACCGCCACGGTATAGCCTGTGGTTGGCGGGATAATGCTCAGGATCAGACTCCCTGCTACTACATCACCACCTACCCGTACTAAAGATCCACCACTCCACAGGATAGGTGTACCCGCACCGATAGGATTGGTTACACCCGCAGTCAAAAGGATGACCTTTGATGTAGAACCTGATGGAATCGGTACAAGGGTATCGTTATAGTTCGGTGGCATTCTCAGCACCTTAATACTCACACTAGTAGCAGCAGCCGCAGCCGTGGCAGTGACTTGGACTAAACACCCATTACTGAACAGCAATTGATCGCCGGCAGCCAAGCCCACTGCTAAAGCAGATACTGCCAAAGTGCCAGCTTCCGCACTAAATGCCGTGGTTGTGGTAATAGTAGCGATCGCGGCATCCGCTTCCAAAGTGTTAACAACTGGCTTGGTGCGAGAACCACGGGGTAAAGCACCCACGTAAAGGCGGATAATATTACCCGCGCCAGCCACTGAATTTTTAGCCATAAAACCTCCTATTTAACTTTGACTGAAAAACCTTTTTCCTTTAACTTTTGCGCTAGAGAATTAACAGGGTTTACCCTCTCAATTGCTCGCCCCGGCCAATCACGTCCGGGTATATATTTCTTTCCGTAAGCCCAAAAACCAGCCCGCACGCCCGGCGCGTAGGGATACCCGTTTTCAGGTGATTTAGGGTTCCATGAAAACTCTGCTTTGTCCTCATTAATATCTACTACTTTAGAATTTAATAAACGTCCAGAATCGATTATATCCTGACCGTTGAACCCTAAATCTGAGAATGCCATCTCATCCTCAATTACCGCGTCAAACTCCTCATTTACCTCCGCTATTACTTGTCCCCATGACTCCTTAATCTCTTTAATGACAGAATCAAGATTAATTTTCATTGAAAACTCCCTCAAACTCTTGTCCTAGTTGTGCTTGCTCATAGGGATTAACTGACAGCAGATGTAAAGTAAAACTACCTGATTTACCACCAATAACCGCAGTTCCCCTACTCAGATGAGCGATAGAACTAGGGAAAACTAAGGGGTTGACAAGCCGCCCTCTCACTAACAATACTTTGCGATCGCTGCCTTCAAAATAAGCGTCTTTAATATTATTAGGATGGATAATCGCATCAAAAGATAGCACCTCAGTAATAGTGATAGGATTGCCATCTTCATCTTGACCACTAGCAGTAGAAACCACGTCAAAGGTTAGGGTAGCGTTAACGTTCTCCGAGAGAGGTTCTCGCATCAATGCAGATAGATGGGTAGGAAGATTAGGAATCATACGACTAACACTCCCACCTGATCATCAGGATAGCTAGAGGGAGTAAACCCTAAATCACGCTGTAAATCAGCCAAATACTTGTTATATTGATTGATTTTACCTGTTAAGCCACCGTCCGCATTGTTGCCGTAATCTACCGAGTATTGCCCATCAACACGATAACTCTTAACCCCTTGATCACTGGTAGCCCGTGCCGAGTCAATCTCATTTTCCAATGTGTCTAACTGAAGCAGTACAAATTGTATCGCATCCACTAAGTCAGAACCATAAGTAGCATCCATCTGTTCTAGTGCGGTCATCCTTTGATAGAGGATGCTACCTTCCCCAATCTCAGATGGTGGCAGGTTCAGGTGTCTTTGGGCAGATACTCGGTCACTCACGGAAAACATTATGACCTCAACTTATGCTTAATCAGGTTGGCAGCTAAAGACGATTTACAGGATTTACTCCACTCATTTAAGCGATCGCGGTCAGCATTATCAATGATCAGGGCAAGAACCTCGTCACCATAGGAACTGAGGGCATCAACAGGGTTGAGCTTTTCTTTCTGTTGAATAACGATAATTTCACCTTGTACTACCTTAGTGGCGATACAGGGAAAATCCTTGACTAAATCCCACGAATCAGAAGAAACATCGGGATTTAGACCAGATTTCAGCACTAAGCAGCTAATAGCTCGCTCATTGTTGCTGATAGGGATAAAGAGACTACCTACGGGTTTATTACTAGGGGACGGGTGAGATACTACCGTAGGATTTTTAGATGGACTGTAAATCAGCGTTAGAAACTTGACTTTGACAGCGACTGCCATGTTAACTCCTTGCGTATTCAATAATTACCACGGTGTAAGGATGCTTGATATGCGCCCCGCAATACTCAGCATCTACAGATACGGTGTACCCTTCCATGGTTGAGATGGGTGGGAACATCTGTAATGGGAAGGGTACAACCTGAGAGACACACTCAGAAGTGCGGACATACATCACCGCAGCATGAAGTCCAGCACCACGACAATTCTCTAGTTGAGAGCTTTCCGCAATCTCAAACTCACCCATGCGACCATTCTCAAACATCACCTGATTCTGGGTGTTCTTGAAATAGGTCAAGGTGGTTGTATCAGAATCTGAGGTACTAGAGCGAGATTGTACCGCTAAGGTTTGATAGTCCATAGGAGGTAATACTAAGGTCGTGCCTTTATATTTACCAGCCGTCTCAGAGACGATCATGGACTGAGCTTGAGCAAAGACTCTGATGTTATCTGCTGCCGTAGTGGAAGGAAAAGCTTCTGTAAGTGTCAACCTGAGTACATCGGGGGAATTGACAAACCCGATGATTCCGTTGTTCAATTGACCACGGCACAATAACTCATCCCTAACCAGGGCCGCGTCTTGTTCGGTTGCCTTCTGCTTCTCAGATAACAGGTTAATAGCACCCATGAAATCTTTAGCCTGCATAGCATTGTTAAGCCGTCTTTCCTCGTCTCTATCAATACGGAAATAGGACTTATAAGGATAGACATCAAAGCTAATATTCTCAAGTCCGATATTCACCTCACGGCGCACATTAGACCCGATCGCAGCCAATCCTAACCCACCATAATAAGAAATACGAGGATAGGTGATCTTTGCAGCACCACCACCAACAGACTCAGGCGATACAGGGATGTAATTAGACCAATAACAGTTAGGGAACTGCTCATAGATAGGTCGCATGATCTTCTGTTCTATCCCTTCAGGTAGTCCATAAGTATCCATCACCTGACCCGGTATCACCCCATTATTCACCCCGTCCACCAAGGAATTATATAGCGCGATCGCTTCCCCGGCGCGAGACTCAACAGTAAAAACAGTCATATTCACCTCCTATAATTGAACTTTGGCTAAGGGAATTCCATCAAGGGTGTAGGCAGTGCCCACAAACTTGGCACCCGTCAAAGCAGTTTTACCCGTACCTGACGCATTCGAGAAAGAACCGATCTTACTGAGTGCCCCGTTAGCCGTATGGCGGTAGTAAGCTGCCTCCCCATACTCAATAGTGAGGCTAGTATCTAGCTCCACAACGACGATGCCACCCTCTAGTACAGCAACCATCTCACCTCGTGACGCACCGTAACGGCTCTGAGTATTGTAGAGACTAGCAAAAGTACCACCCGATACCCCAATAATGCGAGTACCTGAGCCATTAGGCAGGCGACAAGGTACGGCGAACCCATTCGCGTCATCACCCGCGTTAAAGCCCACAGCACGACCATGGGGAATAAAGCTAGACTCAGCAGCTAGTTGACTAGAACCAGTGCCATCCTGTACTAGAGTCCCACCGGTGCCACTATAAGAAATAGTGAAGTCTAGGCCGGGAAACAACCCCGTAATGATTACCGTAGCGGTGCTGACGGTAGCACTCACTAAACTATTGACATTGTAGCCATTGCCAGGATTAGCACCCGTAGAGGCAGTGTAATTACCGTTAATAGCAGCAGCTATATCAGTAGCCGTTTGAGCATCACTCGTATTGTAAGGGATGATCATAGTCACACCTTCAATAGTGATGGTTTGATTCCCCGAACTGGTACTCAATGCAAGAGTAGCGATCTTGACTACATCGCCACCTACATTGATGTAACTGCCCACCTGGATAGGGTGGACAAAAGAACCTACTCGCTCCCCTTTTTGCTGAGAGTAGTAATTAGTCTGAAAAGTACCTAATTGACCTAAAACAGAAACCATGATGATCACCTCCTAAATAACTCTATCCTGTGGCAAAATGCCTTGTTTCAAAGCAAGTTTACGCTCTGGTTGTAAACTCACGATCTTGTCCGTTACCGTTGGCTTCGGAAGATTAAGACTAACTAATACTTCAAAAGCTGAGTTAATCTCAGACGGTGAGTAACCATCGCAAACTTCACTCGGCAACCCAGATTTAACTAATGCGCGTTTCTTCCACTCCTCAGCAGATACCGCCGGGTCAAACTCAGCATCAATCACCTTGCACGCACCCTTAAACGCTTCATGACGAGACTTAAGTAACTCGTTCAACGCTTCGGGGTTGGTAGCATCTTGTACCCGTGCACTTAATGTCTGTACCTGAACCTCTAAAGCCGTTAAAGAAGCTTTAGTATCTTTGTATTTCTGTTCTACCGTCTTGTAAGTCTCGGCAGAAACATAATCACAAGAGTCGGTAACGCTTTGCTTCCCTTGAGACTCAAGCAATTGCTTAAATCCTGCGATCGCCTCCTGAACTGAACTAGGCAGCAAGTAGGCTTCATCGCACATAGATACCTTCATGGTGTCAGTCATTTTCATGTCCTTGCACATAGCATCAAATGCGCTGAACATATCCCCAAAATAACCTTTGAGGTCAGGCGGTAACTCAAACTCAAATTCACCCATGGATAGGGGAATCATATCTTTTACTTTCATATCTTCCTCTATAAACAATATAGAATCAGTAACAAACCCTGTTCCCTCACCCGCTCTTGCCTTACCATTCTCAACAAGAGCTATGTGATTCTTCGAGACGGGCACTTGAATATACAAATAATCATAAACTGCACCCTTTTCTCCTTGAAGTCCGTCCTCGTCAACCCATTGACCCGGTGCATATTCAAAGCTGGCACCGTAACCATTGCTAAAACCCTTGTGGGTAGTTTGAGCCGCGTTGATGGCATCATCAGCGAATAGGGTAATAGGACTCTCTAGCCAGCCGTTGACGTAATCAACTAGACCTGACCAGCCCTTGATCAATTTCTCCTTGTTTTCAGGGTACAGCCATTGATGATTCAGTATTACAGGGCAATCCGCGAATAGTGAAGCACTATCAGCAACTTTATCAGGCGGTCTGAATACCCCGATAAACCCTTGTAAATCATCAGGAACTGATACCCCACCCTGACGCAGTTCGTTGACGTGATACCGATAAACCCCCGCCCGCGCAATCCGAGCGTATCCATGAGCAATGCCTGCATCATCGATAGTCAGAACGGGTGACGGTATGAAATCAACAACTTTGACAACTTGCATCTTAAAAACAATCAAAAAGGCTATTTCAATTATTATTTGCTCGCTTATTGTTTCTGTTATAATTGTCATGAAATCATTTAACAATTATATGACAATGAGTATTAAAGCTAAATTGAAAGAGGCAAGGCTTAAATCTAACCTATCTCAAGAGAGGTTAGGTGATAAAATCGAGGTGAGGCACAACACCATTTCCGCATGGGAAAAAGGGAAGGGACTCCCTAAACAACTAGAAACGTTTAGGAAGTTTTGTCTAGCCACAAATAGCGACCCGAAGGATATTTTAGGACTATGAACATTGCTGATACTTTTTCTTCTTTGACCTCTACCTTTTCTCGATTGTTTAACCCTAATACTCGTTTAGGTAGCAACCGAGACGCGATCGCTGCCACTCAGATAGTTAGACCATGTCAACTATCTCAATACGAAATTGAGGCGTTATACAGTCAATTTTGGCTAATACGGCGCGTTTGTGATCTTATCCCTGACCTAGCCACCAATAACGGCGGTACATTTACATTAGGTGGTGAAGCGAACACGGACATCATCAAAGAGGTTAACTCTCAAGTTTGTGCAAATAAGCGGACAGGACAATCTCTCAGAATCTCCGAGTTCTTCAAGTTGGCGCAACAGGCAGCTAACCGCACGGGTGGTGCAGCCATACTAATCTGTTTTGACGATGGCGACTGGAACATCCCCGTTAAACAAGGATCTGTGATCGCAGAGTTAAGGTTGTTTGATAGATGGCAGGTAGTGCCTGACTGGCAAGGGGACTACAACACAGGGAAACTTGAACCTGACTACTATCGCTTTTACGGTACCAATCAAACAACTAGTCTTATTCACAATAGCCGGGTTTTACCCTTTTACGGAGATCCGCTCCCACTAAACGATATTTTTAATCTGTCCTCTGGTTGGCGTGGTGATAGCGTTATCCGCAAACTGTTCTCCGAAGTGATCACACTAGAAGCTTCTAAGTTATCAGTAGCAGATAAGTTGCAACGTTTTGCCGTGATAATGCTACAGATGCAGGATCTTGTCAAGGGGTTAGGCGCAAGCGCTTCTCAGTCCCGTTCTAATGTTTATGCTGCCAGCAGCACGGATAGTTACGAAACCAAAGTCAGGGAGCGTGCGGAAAACCTAGCCACAGCTTACTCTAACCTTAATGTGGTGATCACCGATAAGGATAGAGAGACCGTAGAAAACCTTGAGTTAAAATTTGCGGGGGTCAAAGAAAACCTTGAGTTTCTCTGGAATATGGCTTGTGCTGCCACAGGGCTACCTAAGTTCCTTTTGGGAGATAACTTTGGTGGCAATCTAGGCAGTCTCAATGAAGGCGAGCGCTCTGTAGTGGCTCAACTAGTAGAAAGCGAGCGCCGTAGATGGGACGCTAATCTCAATACCTTACTTGAATACTACCTACTCTCTCAAGGGCATGAGATAGATGACTGGGAATGGCAGTGGCATCCAATCTGGGAAGATAGCCCTAAAGAGAAGGCAGAGGTAGAAGAAATTCAAGCCCGCACCATCAGGCACTTTGTGGAGATGGATAGCATTATCATTAATTCAGAAGCCAATAGGCGATCGCTAGGACTATCACCGATCCTAACCGGTTCGGAGATCCGTAATAGCGTCTTTGGGGGTGCTGCTTATGGTGGAACTCGCATCACTCTAGAGTCTGAGCCTATTGAGCCTATATCTCACTTAGCAGATACTTTAGATCAACTCCTTGATGGTGTCCAAATTTTGGACAGTGTGACATGATACTAAGATATGATGGAGATATCCAAGGAGGTTTTATGGAGCAAAAAAACAAGGCTAACAGAGGAGTCAAAACTCACTCCCACAAGCCACACGGGAAATTGGGCAACCCTTCCCCGATCCAGACAGAGGAATATAGAAGCAAGTTGCCAAAGCAGATAGGGACTTTTCCGGGCACTCTGCCACTCGGAAGAAAAAGCTTTGCTTTTAAATTGCCGGTAGATTGTGAAGCGTTTTTATCTCAATGGGACGAACAAGATAAGGCAGGGCGCATGACGTGGACGCGATCTCTATTAGTGACCGCAATTAGAGAAAAGATGGAAAAGGAAGGTTTTATTTATGAATCTCACTAAATGTCCTGATTGTCAAGGAAAAAGCCGCAAATGCCCGACTTGTAACGGGTTCGGACAAGTTACCGAGGCGACTCTTATCCGTTTTCATGTTATCAAATAACAATTTAAAGCCGGCAAGAAAACTCCCGACTTTAACACAGATGATTGTTTTTTTAAACATAAGGGGATTAAATCCCCTTTAAAAACCTAAGCATGAGCCATCAAATTATAATCCCTTCTCTCTTCGTAATACTCCTCGTTATATTTAATGTAATCCTTTAAACTGTCAAAGTTGAGATGCCCCAACACGGCAAAGACGTGCTTGCAAGCGACTTTTTGAGTACCAAAGTCCTCAGATAAATACTGAAAATCTTTGCATTCACACTCTAAATGATCTACACCCGCTTTTACTTGATAAACAGACTCGCTTGTTTCATTTTTCACGGTAAACATATCCACTTTACCCATCTGCTTCGTGACTTCTAAATATTTAGCCCGCGCATTGCGATCGCCCACCATAATCCCTATGAACTGAGATTTAGACAACCGCACGCTCTTGTTAAACAACCCCACCAAGCACTCATTCTCGTCTATAGCTACCACAAAATCAATTCACACTTCTTAATATTGAGAATACGCGCGGCACGTGATTCTGAGTAAATCTTAACTTCTAACGCGGTAGGCTGATAACGATCAACTTTAACTGTCATTGCTTTATCCTCTGAACTCTACGTCTTCATTATAACTTAGATACCGAGATATAACCGTATATTAGTATACAGATAACTGATAATGTGCGATGCGAACCATCAGAAAAAATAATCATAAGACCCCTTGACATATCTTAGTATCCAAGTTATATTGAAAGAGTAGAGATTAAGAAGTCTTATGAACCCTGTGATAAGAATCAATTCCCTTGTGTATCAAGGGATGCCCTGCTACCTAAAGAACAAGTGTCAAAGCGATCGCCCAATGGTGATCTCCACTGCTCAAATAGTTTTCAATTGTTCAAATTCTAGCCCGGTTAGTTGCAGCTAACCGGAACATAAAAACCAAGGAGATAATTATGTATACAGAAATATTACTTGACATTCACCAAAAATATCAACTCCATGAGTGCCCTGACTTTCTTGACGATGACGAGGTATTTGAAGAAAACGTACAACGGTTAAGAGAACAGTTAGCTCTCTTGGTAGCCCAAAGAGATGCTATCAAGGGAGTAGCGGGATCTCCTAGCGACTTTTCAATACATCCCGACCGGGAAGTCTATTGGCAGCAGTATCGCAAGATATACCGTGAAACCGCTAATCACCAATATTAAACCATCAAGCGGAGGGTTCACCTCCGCACTAAAGCAATGAAAACATTAGAAGAAATATTGACGGATTTGAGAGAGCCGGTGCCACCTTCTAAAATCAAACAGAAAACCAAGGGAGGGACACGAATCAATTTTATATCGTGGTACGATTACTGCGATCTATTAGATGAGAGAGCCGGTATCGGTGGCTGGTCATGGGAAGTAAGGGATCTGACTCAAGTAGGAAACCGTTTGCATTTAACAGGGGTTCTCACCTTGATAGGGAGCGATCGCAGCCTGACTATGATGGCGACCGGCACGGAAGACACGGATCTTCAGTCCTACGGAGACCCATCAAGCAATGCCGAGGCTATGGCCTTAAGGCGTTGTTGTGCCAAGTTCGGACTGGCGCGATCGCTGTGGAGAAAAGAGAAGGGGCAAAGACAACAAAATCAGTTCGTTCAACCCGTCCCCAAAGGGCAACTAACTAGGGAAGATTGGCTCAAGATTCAAGCAAGCAAGGAGGTCAAAAATGCCTAAACCAGAAAAAGAGACAGATTGAGACATCAAAAGATATCAAGAGAAAACAGCGACGCAACTAACACTATCATTTTTTTGTTGATTAGGATTCAACCAAGGAGGTCAAAAATGCCTAAGTTGTGGGAATTGTCAAACGAAATGCACGATCTAGAGGATTTCATTGATGAGATCCTTGAGGATGATCTCTCTGATGAGGTCAAAGATCAAGAGGTACAAGAGTATCTCGAAGCCTTCATGAATTGTCAATCAGCCTTTATCGAGAAGGTTGACGCGATCGCCTACTACATTAACAAATTAGAGGTTTTGGGCAAAGCACAAAGAGAAAAGGCTAAATCTCTAACAGAATTAGCGCGTGCCAATGAAAACCGTGCTAAATCAATCAAAGAGTATTTAATCTCTCACATGGTAGCCAATAGCTGCCATAAAGTAGAGACGGCTAACGGTAAACTATCACTCAGAAAAAAGCCCGCACGGGTTGAGTTAGTTTGCTGTCCTGAAGACCTACCCGAAGAGTTTGTCAGGGTAAAGACCGAACCCGATCTAAGTGCTATTAAAAAACATTTAGAACAGTTACCGGAGCGAACCTCTGATTTTGCCTGCTTGGTTCAAGACGGATTTTCCCTAACCATGAAATAACTTTATAGCGGTACAATTTGTACCGCTTTTAAACATGAAAACATTGATTTATGATTGCGAGATTTTGAGGGCAATTCCTGATTATTTTGGGGATACCGTAACAGGAATTGAATACTGCCAAGGATGGCAAGATTTCCAAGGTATGGGGGTAAGCGTGATAGGGTATTACGCTTCTTGGCTACGACCCCGTTATAACTATTTAGTAATAGGTAAAGGGTTTACCCGTCAAAGGGCAGAGTCAAGAGAGAAGTTACTGCATTTGATAAATCAAGCAGATTGGATTGTAGGGTTTAACTCGATCTCTTTTGACGACAACCTTGTCAACGAAAATCTATCAATCCCGATTCGGACTCACTTTGACTTGTTGAGAGAGGTAAGGATTGCCTCTCATCAACCTCCTCGCTACGTCAAAGGTCGTACTCGCAAAGGATACGCATTAAAGGATTTAGCACGGGTTAACCTCAATTATAATAAGTCTGCATCAGGGGAATTAGCCCCGGTAATGTGGCAGCAAGGAAGATGTGAAGAGGTGATCCGTTATTGCTTAAATGATGTGCAGATCACTAAGGAGCTTTACAACTTATTTATCAATAATCGATTAATAGACCCCACCAACGGGCGACGATTGATCTACCGTGACAATTGGTGGGAACAATACCTAAGATGGTGTAAATCAAGAGCCATTCAATACAGCAATGACCCTTATTACCCTGTTATCCCGTGGGATGATATCCCCTTCTAGAGCCCTGTAGAGCCAAAACCACCTAAACCCCTTTGGCTCTCACTAAGACTAACCACTTCCTCAACGATTACCCGAATAACAGGAGCTATAACCATTTGAGCTATTCTCATCCCCTTCTCCACACGGAAAGGGGATTTACCATGATTAATCAGAATCACCCCTATTTCACCTCTATACCCTTCATCAATAGTCCCTGGAGTATTTAAGACGGTGACTTGATGCTTTAACGCTAAACCACTTCTAGGACGTATTTGCGCTTCAGTACCCTTATCTAACTGAATTGATATTCCCGTACCAATTAGCCTAGACTCACCCGGTAGAATAATCTCGTCAGCGATCGCGTACAAATCTAACCCCGAATCGCTTGGATGAGCATAAGATGGAGTGATGGCATCATCAAAGAATTTAACGATTTTCATAAGATATAATATTGAGAAACAACCAAAGAAGAAAATGCAATTTACCTGTTCGGCAAAAGAGCTAAGTTTCAATCTTAGCATAGTAAATCGAGTCATTCAAAAACGTAATACACATCCTATACTTTCTCAAGTGTTAGTAGTAGCAGAAAGCGAGGCTATCACTTTAACAGGATTTGATTTAAGTTTAGGGACAAAGTTAAGTTTTCCTGCCGTGGTGATAGGAAAAGGAGCTTTTACTGTGCCTAGTCAATTGCTCTTGGGCATAATCTCAAAGCTAGAAAATGAGCCTATCTGTAGAGAATATCATATGCGCAAAGAGTACAGAGATTCACATTACGACAAACTCCTCCTATTATAAACTCAGTGGCACGGATGCTTCCGAATACCCGTCCTTATTCAATCCTGAAGATAGTCAATCAATTGATATTCCCGCAAGTATTTTAAGAGAAGGATTGAGATCTTGTTTCTCGTCAGTATCTAAGGACGAAACAAAGAAAGTTTTAACAGGTATCAATATTAGTGACAATGGGCAGAACTTAACCATTGCCTCTACGGATGGGCATAGGCTAACGGTTTTCACTAGCAATATGACCACAGGACAAAAGTTTGATTTAACTATTCCTGCTCGTGGATTAGAAGAGGTTGCTAAGATTTTGCAAGATGATGACGTGACAATCGAATATAACAATGAGTTAATAACCTTTAAAATAGGCAATATAACTATAGCGTCGAGAATCCTATCAGACACCTACCCTGCTTATTTACAGTTAATACCACCTACATTTCAACACCAGCTATCGGTAGGCAAAAAAACTTTAATTAGTGGCTTGAACCGGATGGCTATCTTTGCGGACAAAGGGAATTTAGTGCAGTGGCAAATCAACAAACAAACCCTAGTCTTAGAAAGTGAGTCTAAGGACTTGGGCAAAGCGTCTGAGACTTTACCTTTAGACTCTTTAGAATTGCCTGAAATAACAATCTATTTTAATCTGAAATACCTACTGGAAGGGATTAAAATCATACCTCAAGAACAAATTGATTTAAAATATAACGACTCAAATAGCCCTATGGTCATCGAAACCTCTACCGATGATTACAAGCTCGTATATTTAATTATGCCCGTTCAACTCAGAGAATAAAAGATGTGATATGAGAGCATCGGAGGCAAGGCGTTCCCGATCGCTCTCACGGCCAGTTTCAAATCATCAGGAACAATAAAAGAATCAGGGAAAGACTGCCATCTCTTCAAGCAGTTAATATCGGCATCGTACCAACGCCCTTGATAAAATATGGTTATAAATTTACGCCTCGTGCCACCTTTACCATCATCAGCTAATATAGCCCGCACGGTAAACATAGGCTCACCTTTAAACCGTACCGTGGGCAATCCATAATGACCAACCCGACTCAGCACACAGAAGTCCGTCACCATCCCGTCAAATAACCTCATCTGAGATATTGATGGACTACTCGCATTTAAACTAGGGATTAAATCAGCGATCGATTGATAACAATCCTGTCCTTTCGCTTCCTTCAATGGTTTGATCTGTCCCTTTAAGCATCTAGCGATAAACCTTTTCCGAGATTGAGGAACACCAAAGTTATGGGCATTCAAAACCCCGCATTCAACCGAATAATTATCACGCTCCAGTGACGGTTTGATATAGTTCAGCCAACTATTAGAATATTGCCACTTGGACACATTCTCGAATACTATTCCCCGTGGTTGCAAGTGACGAATGATTTTGCTTATAGCGATCGCGCCTAATATATCCGCATCCATTTCATAGTTCCCCACTTTAGCTACTGAGAAATTGGCGCAACTCCAAGTAACTAGCAGGAAATCTACAAAAGGCAAGTCAATCTCATCATTTTCGAGTAAATACGCCACATCTTGCACAGATAAGGCTATTACGTCCCCTCCGCAATTAATTCGGTAATATTCGCCAATTTTACGGGAATCCGCTTGTTTTTGTGGGTCAAGGTCAATATTCCATAGGGGGATGATGTTACACATCCGCGCGCCGAGTGTACCCCCGCCAATGCCACCACCGATCGCGCCTAATGTTATCATCTCTTTCTCACCGTCACACTACAACAGCAACGAGCGCCACAACGGCAGGCTTTGCCGGGTGGTACTACTAAATTAAGAGGAAGCCAGCCCAAAGAAGCGTAGTGGATGCAGGGGTCACAATGGTTCTTACAATTGCCCAACTGCCTTAATCCTTCGTGACCTTCCCCATAAGCTTTAAGTCGTGCGGTTTCATAGGATACTTTTGTCCCGTCTGCATATTTACTCAATCGGTCTGCTATGTAGCGATCGCTGTATTGACCTTCTTTGACCCCGTTCATAAAGCGTTCAAATCGGTTGAGTTGATTCTGTTTAAGTTCTTGCTGAACCGCCAAATAATCCGCGTCGCTCATATTAGTGCTGCCACCTTTACCCATGCGTGCCATGAAGACATGGTGATCTCTAATCATCTTAGCGTTGAACTGTTGAAACTCCTCGAAGGTCATTTTTCCTTCCTTGAGTTGCCACAATGACCAGCCTTGATTAGATTTCATGTTAGCCGTTTGCTGGTCAATAATAGCCTTCATACCACGCTGTGAGACCTTACGACCTGACCGGTAACGCCACGCCTTGTCCTTTTCATCCCAGTTGAGGGTACGATAATCTACTGCTTTATCTGTGGTTTGCATATTACTACCCTTGTATTTAATTGATATTTAGCAGCAAGATCGATCATGTGCTTAGTGCCTTTAGATTCCCCATCCCAAAAGGCTACTAAGTGAGTAGCTAATTGCGCCATTTGTTCATTACGCTTGTACCCTGCTGATTTACCGTACTGCTCCCAATTAGCGGGATACTGCTCCAGTTTATAGCCACGCTCACGGGCATAGATTTCTCCTAGTCGGTCAGCACCTTGGGCAGTGCCTGAAAGAATAGTGACATCAAGTTGATTCTTGAGATAATAATCAAGCCTTTGTTTAAGCAATTCATAATCAGAAAACACTCTAGAACCCGCGACTATCAGCCTGAGCATAATTCAAAACCTCATCCAATTCTTTCAACTCTTCAATAGATAACTCTTGTTCATATTCACTCAAACTAATAACCTTTCCTGTTACCTGTAATTTAGGGTTAGATTCAGATTTAACCTGAGTGTTTTTACGCTTCAACTCGTAGGCAATAGCATCTTTCCGAGTGGGGAAAACTCCTAAGATGTGACGCTTATTCTCATCATACAAAGTCCATTGATTATCACTTTCGACGAGTCTTTCTGCTAGTTGAGAAAGAACCTCTTCCGTGGTAAGATCAGGGAAAATCTTATCAATTAAAACCATGTCAGAAGTGTCCACAAAAGCCTCCAAAACTAAAGAATCTAATACTAATAGTAACACCCAACAAGTTTGCCTTGTTTACCGACAGCTTCGTAGCGAATTTAAGCCCATGCGAGCTTTTAGTAGTGTAGAGGAAATGTTAAAAGTGTTCCCTTCCCTAGCAGAGAAAGAAGGGGTATTTAGCGACTGTGATATTCTGGGGAATGGCTTGCACGGGGTGATTCTCCCTCTAGACAGCTAATTTACTCATCCTTCTAGTCTTAAGCCCCGTCAGGGGTTTTTCTATGCTATTGTATAGATATACTACCTCGAGCATCTACAAACCGTAGGATACCCTTCCTACGGTCCCTCTTTAAATACTCCTAATACAAACCAAACGCGCGATCGCTCAACACTTTGGAAGTATGGTCTCTCAAAAATATGGCAAAGGCTGCCTCACAGAAGTGAAAAGCGTAGAATATATCGTCAACATGATCGGCAGCCCGCACCCATAACCCCGTCTCTGGATTATAAGAAGGTGAGCAAAGATGTTTGATAGGCGATCGCTCGTTAGGATTGTGCAGCCATTGTTCCCACGACTCAGGACAACGATAGAGAGGGTAGCCCTGATGAGATAAGGTAAAGCCGTAAAGCACTTGTTTCATGAACTTTTCAGAGCGTATCTTCCAGCAGGGGAACTCGTCACCACCATCTCTCACCCTTCCCTGTTTATAGTCGTCTAATGCTCCTGGTTGCTGGTCTGCCATCTCTAGCACTCCCGTCCACTCACAAAGCCTTGAAGCGTCCGCCCTATCCGGTTCGTTGTCCACAATCCCAAACGCAACTCGATAGTTATCAAGTTGTTCTCTTATCTCTCCTTTTTGAATCCCACCACACCACCTCACAACCCTGATAGTCGTCTCACACAAGTCTGAGTAGCTCTTCGTAGTCCAATCATCTGCTAAGTAAAAATCTACTATCGTCAACCAATGCTCCGAGCGCCCCTGATCAATGCCTGCCAAGGTAAAGCTAGGTTCACCCTCTGGTTTAGGTGCCGCGATCGCTCTTTTTATTAATGACGGGCTTAATTGTGTGGTGGTCGTTTCGGAAGGCAATCCGAGGCTCTGTTGCTGCCAGTTGTCAGGATTGGCAGTGAAAAGCCCGTCTTTGATAATTTTAGAGGCTAAATTGTAACCCGTGTCTCTTAATAGTGGCGATAGTTCTATAGAACTAGTCTTAGACTCTATGGTTTTCCCTTGAATAGATTCTAGGTAGTCCCTCAGCAATAATCCTGTCTTCTTACATCTAAAATAAGCCTTATCAATGCGCGCTGCCGGCTCAATCTCCTGTCCACAATGTGGACAGCCAAAATAAGCAGTCTCAACCGCGTCCAATTCGTCCTTATGCCACCACTGCACGGGCTTCCCCGATTCACTCAAATAGGCCTTGATGGTGTGCCCATCACCCCCAACCTTCTCAAAGTCTCTCAGTAAGCAGCCTTTAGGATTTAAGGGGAACTCCTCACCGCATGAAGTGCAGACCGCATGGGGGTAAAACTGATGGTCACACCGGTTGATATAAACTTCAATCCCACCACCTGACCCCGGTGTTCCTAGCAATATCTTAGGATTAGACGGGATCTTACTTGCATCCTGTCTATTAAATACAGTCTCAAGTTCACTCAAGTTGTGCTTACTCGTCTCCTCTATGATCAGCTTGTCTGCTGTTACCCCTACCCTCTTCGCCGTCGCACCTGATTGATTCCTTTCAGGCGATCGCACAAATACAAAGTTTATAGAGGTTCTTTCATATTGAAACAGTTCTAATGTGTCGCTTTTAATCCTTGCACTATCAAAGGAGAACTGCTCCTTTAGCCTTTTATGATGCTCCTTAACTAAAGTGTCTCTATCGTTTTGGGTAGGATATGCCCACAATAGCGAGTAATTTCTAATTATGAAATTCTCGTAGGTAGAGAGATACACAAACAAGGTCTTTCCTATTTGGGCGCATCCTGACACCACGCGCCAGCTTATCTGGTCTGACATCAGCCACTGCCAATAGTCGTAATGCCAAGGCTTCAAGGTCAATCGCTCCCCTTGTGGAGTCTGACAATTCTCAAGCACAAACTCAGCCCGGCTCTTTTTAACCGATTCCCTTTGTTTTAGAGCCCTTCCTATAGAACGTCCTATCATTAGTTCAGTGCCGCTATACTAAAGTCCCTAAACTCCCCTGCCTTGATCCTAGACACAAGTTCTTGCTCTAAGACATCTAACCCTGTAATTGATACTAACTCCTCTGTCGCTTGCCTAGAAACTGTAGTCGCTGCCACAATCCCCTTAGCGATCGCTGTGATATCTGGATTGGTCAGTTTATGCCCTACCACTCGGTTCTTGTCGTCGTAAATACGCGCGTTTCTCATCTTCAGATAACACGCGCTTTTCATCTCTTCAGCCAAGGCATACCCTGATCTAACATTGTTCAACCTTTCCTCTATTAGCTCATGCACCGCAATATTACGGCGCGCACTCATTAAATCCCTGCACTCTTCAACATAAGCCTTGATGTCTTCCCTAGCGTTTAGCTTGCTCGCTTGTTTTTTAGCTGTAGCTGTACTCGACGCGGGGAAAACGTGCTGATAAGCTGCCGTCCCATTCTCGCACACTGCATACAGACGGCAAAACCTCTTGTGAGCCTCACTTAACTCTTTCTCTTTCCTAATCATAATCTTATCCTGTGAATATATTTTTATTCTATACTATCAAGAAAACGGTACAAATTGTACCTATCGGATCTGGTCTCTGCACTTCTCCATGATCAAACTGTCTGATTGACTCATGGTGTGTTCATAATAATAAGGCAACTGCATCGATTTGACCAATGTCATGTAGTCATCAGATGACAGCGATCGCTCTGCCCTAACCAATGTCCAAGTAAGAGCCTTGTGTGACGCGGAATAGTAATCATATCCCTGACGTGCGTAGATACAGTAAGAGTTAGAGTAAACCTCGGCAAACCAGTCGGTCAGGGTCATGTCAACTACTTTACCGTCGCTTAGAGTTAAGGCTAACAATAGGGATAACATACTAATTCCTCAAGATTACACCTCTATTATGAAGCGAAAGAAGTGATAATCAAAAGCGCGTTTTTACCCATTTTAAGGCGGATTAGCACACTAAACGTCAAGCTTGCTCACTGCTTTATCTATAGTTTTCTCGTTTGTGCCTACACGCTGCGCCAGTAGATCAACCTTACCCTCTACTTGAGTTATTCTTCCCTCAATCCTATTGTTCCATCCGTAGATCATAGATTTGTTCTCGGCAGTAATCAATTCTCTCTGAATCTTGACTTCTTCGGTTAACTTGAAAACTTGAGCCTCAACGGTAGCGCTTTTAAGGTTTTGCTCATCTATTCTTTGGTCTAAAATAGTGATTTGTTCCGCTAATCGATTAATTGCTTCAGAGAGTTTTTCCGTCATGGTCATCATCTGTTGATTCGACCCAGCTATTTGCTCTTGAAGAGAAGAAAGATCGCTTTTAAGCATCTCTCTAATTTTGCCCATTGTTTTTGTTTGATTACCTACACTAATTAGGCTTATTATGTTTGTCCCACAAACAGTAAGTATTGTAATCCCCACACCAACCACAATCGGATAGAATAGACTCTCAAACGCTTTAGAATTTTGAGCTTGGGCTTTAGGAGTATAACTGGCCAACATGATTAATAATGTTCCTACAAATAATGTCCTTTTCATACCTTCATCATAAGTTTTTAAATAGAGAAAATCATCCTAAGTTTAAGGAGTTAATGACAAGATAAGTGCTATCCTGTTATTAAATAATCTAACACAATAAGTCTATGAAAATTGTTAGAGTCCCTCTCTGTAAATCAGGAGATATTGTTACAATCTCGGACGGGAAAAGAACCTATCAAGCTCAAGCAATCTCTGATATATCAACGGGAGAAGGTATAGCTTACCGTCGTGACGGCGTTATTGAAGTAACGGGCAATAGTCACCTAATTAAACGTTCGTCATCTCGGATTAGCCGTAATATTAACCCTGTTACCTCTACTAAAGTTTTATATGTCAAATCAATATTCTCTTTTTTAGACGCTATTTATATAGGCGCTTTTAAGCCTAAGTCTCAAATCTATACGTTTAACCCTAGCACTGAGACTATAGACTGTTTTATTCAAGCACTGCCTAATAAAAAGTGGCAAGGTGCGATCGCTATCACAAGCACCTCTACAAGATGGGTTTTACTTCCTGAAAGTTTGGTGATCAATGATAGTTATTATGGCTCTCAGTATATAGATAATTTTGTCTTGAGTTGGTGTGGAGATATTGTCGGTTTAATCGAGTCAAGTAGAGAAAGTGCAGGTATTCGAGACGGTAGTTTTTTAGCTTTAAATGATGATGAGTTTATATATCAAAAGATTAATAATAGTGGTTTTGTAATATGGTCAAAGACTCTTAATCCTGCTATTAATCGGTTATTGGATAGGCTTTATATTAGGTCATGCCCGTTTCAAGGATACGCTGATTATTATCTAAGTTCTACTACAGATTTGCCTCTTATTTGGGGATTAAGATCCATTCCTTTTCCGCTAAATTATTACTCTGAAAGTATTACTACATTCCCTATAACAAGTGAATATATTAACAATCCTTATGGTTATGAACCTGACTATATTACTCAGTATTTTATTAATAACGGCGCATCATCATACAACCGTTATAGAATCGCTTCTAACTACGATAAAACGTTATTTGACCACTATTCTTATACCGTACCTTATCAATATTACACATGGACTATTACTGATGATTTGTCAACAGAAACTCACACAATAATAGGTAGTAATAGTGTTAGTATTCCTGTTGATTTTGGCTTTAGTCAAGACTTTTATAACTATGTGGATAGTCCAGCAAACTATACTTACAATTACCTTGCTACTATTAACGGAAGCAAAGAGTATTCTACTACAAGAAACAAAGTAACTGAGATACTTAGTACATGGCATAACTATCAATCTACGGGACAATTAATAGAAGATTCTACTACCTCATCTATATATACTCATGCAATAAGTTTAGATAGCACTATATTATTTATTCATGATAATAATGGCTTAGATCCTTCTTGGTCAAAGATATTTGCTTCTGTTTACTCTCAAGTTTGGGGTAAAAATGAATCTATAAGTGCTAGTTTTTTGGTTACTAGAACAGGTACTCATCCTTGTTCTTATCATAAATATCATGACGGGGTGAATGTCTTAATTTACAAAGATTTATTTAGTGAATGGGAATTAGATAATACTTACAATGTAACGTTTAACATCTCAGTTGAGTTAGTCAATTTAGACTACTCTACTAATAAGATTTACCCTTTGACTGTTAATAGTTGGGATGAAGCTATTCACGCTTATATTTACTACCCATATACTACTTTTGGCACATCTGCTATTAACGCGGTTTGGAACACTCACTTAACTTTTAATACTACTATTGAATACACTATAACTAAAGACTTGACTGAAGTTAAACCATCAGTTCTGTTAACTTCTAATACAGGTTCTTTATGGACTAAAGTTAAGTCAGAATTAGAGTACAGTTTAAGTTATCAATCTATAGAAGAAAGAGTTATCAGAACAATAGGACTAGGGGAATTACAGGCTTTAGGAATTGCCTATACTTATGGGGATTATACAGAAGCTAACCTAAATGACTTCTTATACAAACCTCTTAAATATGGTTGTAATAAAGTCTCGCATCAGTTATTATCTGAATTAAAAAGCCTAACGGTTTCGAGATATTCACCACCAATTAATACAGGTTATTGGCTCAAGAACTCTAGTAATGTTGATATTGCGATTGATAGTAATTCTTTATGGGTAGAATGCGATCGCTCTCTTGACTTAATTGGTGCTACTTTTCCTATTACTTTAGATGTTACCCCATCTGATTATGATAGTTTCAAGATTGGTTTACATAATTATTACAATACGTCTTACTCTTTTTCTAGCACGGATATAGGCTTCGATAGCTATGATTTCTATGCTAGACCTGATAATGAAACTGTTACTATTGATTGGATTAATTTAGATTTATTACCTTATATCTACTCAGTTTCAACCACTACTTATTTACCTTATGATCCTACTTGGGATTTATTAGTAGGGATGCCCATCTATTTGTATCAAAATGAAGACGGTATTGATTATATTTATCACGGAGTTATTAATTCTGTCTCTACTTATTCAGTGCTTAGGATTAACGTTTTTGGTCCGAATTTTAGTTCAGAAGAAACAATCACTCAGCATTTTAATTATTTAAATATCACTTTTTCTCGAAAACAAAAGGTTAACTTCCATTGTGGATTCAATATCCTTGGCGAGAATGGTAACTCATGGCTATACTCATCTTCTAACACTTTAAACATGATGTTAGCTTATCTTGAACAGGATAACAAACAAATATCTTTACAGGATAAAAATATCTATATCTCTCAAGCAATTAATGAATATAATAAGACTAATAAAAAGCATTATATTGATCACTACAAACTCATTAACAATAAGTTAGTTAGGCAGCAAAATATTACTACTACTCAACTTAAATTATCTGATGATGAGCCTATTATTTACGCTACTACCTACGCTTAAAAAGCACCTAAAAAGGTGCTTTAATACTATCGTAATACTATAAACAAGAGTCTTAAGAGTCTCCTTTTTTATTCAAAAATTTATTCTTTTATTTTAACATTTCCCACTAACTCAAATAGAGGTTTTAAATATCTAATTTTCGTTTATCTTGATACATTGTAGTATTCCTATCGAACATTTTGGACAAGCTACACCATTTTTATTTATGTTTTTGGTAGTGTATTTTGTACGGCAAAGGGTGTTATTACACTTTAAATGATAAGTTAATTGGTTAAGTAAGTTTTGTGGTTCTTGTTGCATTTTTATCCTTGTAATAATTTTTAAGCAATATGTCCAAAAAAGTCTAATTCTCGACAAGAAACATTAGGTGGCGTAGCGTTTTTAAATTTAACGCCATATACAGTTCTAGCTGTATCTAAATCAGCATCAGCAGTTGTATCTATATTTGTATAGGTGTACCATGTTCCAAAAGCAGCCGCCTTTATATAATAAAGTAAAGTTGAAAATGTACTATCCCATAATTCTAATTCATAGAACCCGTTAAAATTACCATTAAACTGCCCTGTTCTTATGCCAACACGATTAATAAAAACAGAACTAGAAAAAGTAACTGTAAATTGTAATTCCGCTCCGACTCCACCGCCTGTCTTAATAACTCCGGCAGATAAATTGTCGTCATTTATTAGTGACAAAACATAAGTGCTATTGTAGGTATAACTATAAGATGCAGTAGGAGTATAAGTTAACGTATTAAACAATGAAGTGTTCCTACTAGGAGTCGTTGTTGTAGGAACATCATATACACCAAAAGCAGGTCTAAACCTTTGGTTAGAATTGCTACGATAAAACATTACAACGCCTCAAAACTATTGCTAATAAATTGATTTTGCTTAATCGGTTTTAAAGATTCTACATAGTTAATTAAAAGATCAATTGTTAACACTATTTCTAATCCTATCAAACTAGATAAAGGTCTTGAATAAGGTTTAATCCCACCAGGAGTTATCACATAGTAATTAGCTATTTTTCCTGTTAAAACATTGTTAGCATCTGGAGTAATACTAGGATCTGTAGTAATCAAAGCTACATTACCCAAGCCTTCAGGAAAGAGTAAAACATAGTTAGATAAATTCTCGTCAATTGTTGTTAACTGCATAGTTGTTATGGTGTGTAAAGCATATAATCAATTTTAACAGCTATTCCCGTAGAGGTTGCTGCTTGACCTGTTATTTTACTTGAAGTTTCTCTTATTAGGAGAAGATCAAATATTCTTGGTATAGTAGCGGGTGTCATGCTACCACTAGCCACTATTGGTAAAGCGTTTGCAAACACAACAGAACTAGAAGTATAAGCAGTTTGATACTGTCTCAATGTGAGAGTCCCCGCCGTTGTTCCGTTACTAATTGTGATAGAAATTATCCTTGCCCAAGAGCCGGCCGCTTCACCAGAAATATCTAGTAAATCAGTTTCTGAACTTGTTGTTAAATTAACCGCTACAGTCTTAGGTGTTTCTGCCATTTTTTATCCCCATAACCAAAGTTTTAATATTTGTGGTTTATCTGAATCTAAAGTGATTTTTTCTTGCTTAGTTTCTAAATCTAAATATATCTTATCACTAGTAGATTTTACCCGTAGAGCTGCGTTACCAGCCGTTACGGTCGTTACTGTATCCGTGCGAGCAAATTGACCTATAGATCCTGTTGCACCCGTAGCACCGGCAGCGCCAGCCGCACCTGTAGCTCCCGCGTCACCCTTACCACCTGATATACCCACAATACCATTGACGCTCGCTCCACTATTAAGAGTGCCACTAGGATTACCCTTACCCGTTGGGTTTTCAAATACTACTGTATTACTATCAGTGACACTATCAACAACAAAAAAGACTTTCAGAGTCCCGTCGGTTAGCTGCCACTCTTGACCGGCTAACATACCATCAGAAGTACCAAGATTAAAATTAATGCTTACAGTATTCCCTACTGATGGTATTGCGATCGCTTCTGAGGATGTGAAATATGCGTTCCATCCATCAGCACCATCCGCACCGGCGGATCCTGGACTACCAGCAGGTCCAGGATCACCCGTAGCACCTATGACCCCGGCTAAAGATATTTGTTTTCCTGACGCTATTAAAGTTGAGGGAGCGGCGTTACCAGCATATCCTAAGTTTTTAGCTGTGATATTATTAGCATCAACTGTATTAATTACTTGATAGTAACCAGCATCTTCTATGAAAATAGTAACTAAATCACTAAAAACACCTGAATTAGCTACAACCACATTGACGTTACTATTAACACTAGGGACGGTAAAACTATCGGTAGTATCAGTAAAAGAATTGACACCATCTTGACCTTTAACACCAGCTACAACTATTTGTTTATTAGATGTAATAATTGATGCTGGCGCAGCGTTGTCGTCGTAACCTAAGTTTTGCGCTGTTATAGTCGTAGTGTCAGGTTTAGCCGTTATTTTGTAATAACCAGCCGTAGCTATATGAACGATTACATCATTATTAAAGATTGTAGAGTTAGCAACTGAAATATTAACAGTATTACCCACATTAGGAACCGTAAAAGACGCTGTACTTGTGGTTACAGAACTATTCCCATCTTCACCAGGTTTACCAGTAGATACGACTATCGCACCTGTGCCTATAACTACACTTGGTGCGCTATTTGTTCCTCCTAAATTCTCAAGGGTTAGATGGGTACTATCAGGTATAGATGATATTAAATAATCGCCACCATTATCAATTCTTACATAACCACCTTCTACAAATAAACTGCTATTCCCAACCGCAACATTTACCACTGCATTAATAGCAGGTTGGGTATAATTAGCGGTTGTAGTTGTTACCCCGGCTTGTGCAGGGGTTGTCCAAGTTAGCCCGCTCGCTTGACCTGAATCAACAGTTAAAACCTGATTGTTTGTTCCTACAGCCAACTCTACTTGAGCAGTATTATTTCCTGTTAGTAAAGAACCCTTAGTCGTAACGTGAGTGTGGCTTGTAGCTGCTTTACCTGCTAATTCTGATACCGTGTTACTAGGCACATTATCTATTTTTGCTTGATCCGAAACGCTTAAAAATTTGTTAACCGACCCCTCACCAATGTCATCTGAATCTATTACTAATCCACCGCTACTATTGATAATCGAATGACGTATCCAGACACCGTTATAGCTACTATAATCATTAGGTCTATATATAATCGGCGCGTTCTCTACTAATGTAGCACCGTCATAGTATTGGTAGATAGCGTTCTGAGACTGAACTTGTATCAATTGATTATCTATTAAGGTCGTAGATGCGATCGCTTTCAAAGTGGTCTCGGATGCCGTTTCTCCTAAACCTGAACCACTACCTGACCCACTTGCTTTAACCCAACCTTCTACAGTACCGTCCGCACTCTCTAGGTAGAGGTCGTTATCATCTGGAGAAGGTAGAACTAATCGATATATATAAGGTGCGTTATTCTCTAAACAGATTCTTAATTCACCTTCTTTGAGAGACGCTACCGGTAAAGCCTTCAGTGCAGCTTTATTAGTAACAGGGCTACGAAAATAGAGGCTAGTAACCAGAATCCATCGTCCTGTTCCCGCAGCGATAACGGAATCATTATTAGTAGCAAGATTATTAATATTAGTTGGATCATAGATGTAAACACCCCAATTCTCACGACATAGCCGCGCTTGTTGAGTCAAAGGCTCTAATAGGGCTAAATCTGACTTTAACGCTACAGGCTCACCCCAATAACCAGCGATCGCTGACAAGTCTGACAAGGTTTGGGTAAATTCAGGGATGCAACCGTCAGTCACTGAGTGAGATATAGAAGATATAGCCGTACCGGCATAACGATAATAAACTCTTACCTTATACGACCCCGCAGCCAACGAACCAGCACCCGCATTCTCAGTGATAGCAAGAGTTTCATATCCCCACAACCCGAAATCAGGCGCACTTTCTACCGTAGGGGATGTACCACTTGTACCGGTGGTGTTACTCAGTAGGATTGTTTGAGGGTCTGTACTAGGCAGCACATCAGGATAAACATAGGTTGTCACCCCGTCCTTAAGCAGTTCTACCACAATCCCATCTACCTGAAATACACCGTCACTCACGCCCGCAATAACATCAGGGTAATCACCCCTTATTTGTGAAGGATGGTTAAAGACTAGGGATATTTGCGCATTGGCACTCACTGTTATGGTGTTACTCCACCCCGAAGCGTACTGATAGCCCGCAGCAGTGGAGACTATAGCCCTCACTGCCTCATTTATAGATAGATCCCCTAAGCTCTGAATAACACGACAAAAACCGTTTTGTAGCCCATTTATAGCTACTATTTGATCGACCGTATCACTTAGCAATCCATCAGAAAATGATTGATAACTAGGTTGAGCGAAAGTATAACCACCTAGCTTATTCTGTAGGTCAATTCTACCTATTCCCTCTAACCTTTTTAATCCTACATCGTTAGGTAATATCCTCGCTAATTTAGAGAGAGCGGGCGTTGTGGAGTTCTCAGGGAATATGGCTGACCCCATAAAGTCATTGACATCGTAAGTCCCTATATTCCCATAATTCAAGATATAAACACTTATCTCTTGACCATTCCCTATTACCGCACTTGTCACCACCTCAAATTCTAACGCATAACCCCTATTCAAACTATCAGACAACGAATAAAAACTTACTCCAGCACTGTACAATATTGCTGCACCCGACAAAGCGGTACTAATTGTACCACTTGACCTTCTAATCTTATTGGTGGGGGTAATCTCTGTTTTTTCACTAAGTAGGGAAGCCCCTAAGTTAGTAGAATTGTCAACTGAGGGGATAAATAGCAGTTCAGTCCCTGCTGTTAGGATTGTCCCTAAATCCTCTGTCAATCCGTTGATTAGCCATAGTTTAATGGTAGGGGAATCGTCGCCCGTGCCTAGCCATCCCAATGGTGCAGGGACGGCACTATCAGCAGCAACACTCACCACGGGAGTATCACTGCCGCCAAATAAATACCCCGATTGCCTTGGTGTAGTAGTATCTGCTTGATATACTTGTACCCCATTAACCTTAAACCAGCCGGCACTCCCACCACTCTGAGGAAACCAGCCCTCTGCATCGTAGAGATAATAAGCAGATTCACCCGTCACAAGTCTTTGAGTCCCTGTTATCCCACTGACAGCACTTAGTGCGCCCGCAGTCGCTACAGTACCACTCAGCGAGAAGTGGGCATCACTACTCAATTCTATTGATACGGGCAAAGTCCTCCTCGTCTCTTGGTTATCATCAGTTAGAAAAAGGATTGCCACTACCCGCGCCGTAGTAGCTGTATTACTACTGTTAGCAGATAATACAAGAGCTAACGTATCGCAACCGTTAGGTAAAGCACTGTTTAAACTAAAAGTCAGTTTTTGCCCTATTCCTACCGACTTTTGACCTAATGCAGTTTGTTTATTTAGCCCACCCCTTGTTAAACCTTGAAACCAATAATAATAATTACTTGATGCAGTGGTAGTCCCACCACTGCCAACCGTTAAAGATATTAAACTATCTGATATTTGTTCAACTTGCGAAGCGTAAATACAACTAACCATAATCTTTCCTGTTGCTAACTATGTTGTCCATATTTTGGACAGGGGACAATAGTCCCCAACCTAAACCTACTATTCACACGATCCTTTTCTTATTGTGCCATAGTTGTTAACAACACGGCTAAACCGCTCCTTTTTCTTGCGCTGTTTACGCGCTGTTTTAGCCGCTTCTGATTGTTGTTTCATGATCTCGCTGTAATCCGGGTCACTAGGTGTAATAGGCATAATCTTCAAAGTAGTTTTATTTAATTATATCAAAGTCCCCATCGCTCCTTAATAATCTTTTTATAAGCATTCTCTTGAATTATTATATTTTGATACAGATTCACGAGCATTTCTTGAGCCTGTTCCCTACTCATTTGTTGAACCTCTATCTCAAATGTTTTTAAACTAAATTGTTGTTCTACTGTTAATTTTGTCATCACAATCTCCTCTTTATTTTATTGTGAAGTGTGTAATAATATTATATTATTGCCAAATTCATTGATAAGCGATGACAAATCTAGCTGCACTTTACGGCATTGATACCCAAACCCACGACATAGAAATCATCATAGGCTGCGATCGCGCTATGGTGGTTCATGTCACGGACTCTACTGAGGAGATGGATTTTACCACATTCACGGGTTATTGTCACTGGTTAAATGTATCGTGGGATCGCGCGGTAATCACTGACGATAACAAAATACCCGCACTAGCCATTAATAATATAGTCCCTACTGAGAGAGCCGGTAACTATGATGTGAGCTACCTAATAGAAATTACCGCGGCCCAAACCGCTAATTTGACCATAGGTAAAACTATTTATGGAGACCTCTTGATAACTGATGGCACTTCAGAGAAGGTAGTAGCGAGATTTAGAGCCAATATTCGGGGAAGGAGTACCTTAAGACCATGACCTGTAGCGTTACCAGCGATTTAACACCCCATGAATCAGAGTCAGTAGTTGAGACTCCCGCAGTCTCCTCAACCGTTACTTTATTGCCCATAGAAAGTAGTGTCAGTGTTCCTAGTGTAACCACGAATATAGTCCCTGATTCTGTCTATTGTTTATTAGAATCGGTAGTAATAAATAGGATAGGAGATATGTTAGAGCAATCCTTACAGTTAGGAGAAAATACCACCTCAGACGACGTTTATAAAACCGTTTGTCTAATTAACAATAAAGTCTATTTAGGGGACATAAATAACGAAGATAGACGGGATATAATCGGTATCCTCCTAAGCTTTGGTAACGTTGACGAATATGTAACCGTTAAGACCGGGGGCGACGTGAGTAACATTCTATGGAATTGGCTTCCTAGCTCTGAGAACAAAATCTATCTAGGGGACAATCTTCCCACATCAAACCTCACTCAAACTATCCCCGAATCTAACGCTTTTGTGGAAGTGGCAGTGCCTTTAAGCCCGTCCATATTATCTCTTAGAATTATCCCGGTAGAGAGCTTTGAATAACAGAAAAGAGCTAGGAAACTAGCTCTCAACAACCTTAAATTAAATCACTCATTCAGTTGATAGAAACTGTTCATTTATCATTATACTCGGATGGGAATTTGATAATATCAATGACTTGCTCTGGAGTTATTAACATTGACGGATTGTTAAACGGACTGCCACCAACCGTGGCACGACCTCCCCAATCTTGTGAATCGGGGTTAATTAGTTTCTCTGCCTTGTTTAAAGCAGGAAAAACTGACTTAGTTAAATCCACACAGCACCGGTCTTTATGCAAGGGAATAACACCTATAGTGTATTTTTGACCACCAAGAGGGTGATCGAAGACAAATAGAGCGATCGGATTAACCTTCTCCGAGTCCTCACTTGTTAAGTTTCTGTAAAAGCAGCGTGGATCTACATATCCACTGATCCCACGACCATCAAATGGTTTCGATACCGACTGATTCGTTTTTCGGCTTTAATTTGTTGCGTTATTTTTTTCACTCCTTGCCAATATTTATTGGCCGTCCATCGATATTCCCATTCCCCACGAAGTAGTTTAGAAATGAGCTTCACTCCTTCTTCAAAGGCAAGAGACCCGAATTTTTCTTTATCCTCGACATTCCATTGACGACGGCGATCGACGGGTAAGTTTAGCTTTTTAGCCAAACGATTTGCTTCTTCTTTTAAAGCCGCGACTACCTGAGCCGCTTGATCTGCGTATTTAGACAAATCTGCAGGAACGGCTAAGTGATCGCAGTCATAAGCGATCGCTCTTAACAAATTAATCTGTTCTTGGTCTAAGTGCGCATATTCGTCCATTAGACGGTATGCCGAGACAATGGCATCCGCGTCGACCGATGTTGTGATAACTGCGATCGGCTTTCCATAAGTACCAAAACACTCCCTGCTTTGAGAATATTCTGTCATCTCGTCCAGCTGAATATCCGCACCGTTGGGACGATGATGATCATACAATTCATCATACAGACCATGAGAATTGGGGACTGTACCGTCAACCCCTATTAGATACCATCCTTCTTGTTTCAGGTCTTCTAAAACTTCTCGGCGAGTTGTTACTACGAATTTCATACTTACCTCTTGTTTGCTTACATTTTTATACTAACCGACAGAACTGCACACAACGCACATGGGTGTGACAGTTTGTAAAGTAGCACAACATGATTAGACATTTTATCTGTGATCTGATTGTTCTAGGCTTAAATCTTACAATGTCACCTCAATTTATGGATTAAGATAGTAATTAATCTTGCTAAAATACTAACATCTAATCATATTAAACAAATGAACTACCTAGAAACTGAACTAAAAACACTTAAGAACTTAAACAATACTAAAAAGCGAACAATTAGTATCTATGTCGTTAGTGCCGTGTCAATTTATTATAAATCAGGTCGTTTTTTAGAATCTGTGAAATTAGCTAAGAAATACTTAGCAAGTGATAAATTATTAGGCTTTGCTAGAACTGAGTTAAATACTATATTACAAGATATAGAAATTATGCAATATCTTGCTTTATGCGGGATATATCCACTACAATAACAAATCACCAAGATTAGCTGTTTTAGATTTAAATCTTACAATATCATTGGCTATTCCCAAGAGCTTATAAATAGATATTGTCTCGTTATCGGAATAACAAAATTCGCTATCATAATAATAGTCTTTGATAACATTATTCTCAAGCGTATAAACGTATTCATACCCGTCAGGTGGTTGATCTACCACTAACGCTACAATGCAATTATTAGCTTTATAGAAACCAATTTCAGCCCACGGATGACGAGATAATATCACCTCAGTTAAGTAGTGATTATCGTCTTTAGATTGTTTCAATAAAGACGAAAAAGTTAAGGGAAGTTTTGTGCTGATCATAATTAATCCTTATAACATTTTAACCATTGATCCATTTCTTCGTCTGACGCTACTTCATCACGCATTATTTCCTTTCCATTTTCATAAAAATATTTTGCATAATTTAAAGAATCAAGATCAAAAGAAATAGAGCAAGGTTGTGGCTCTACGCAATAATAGCTAGTACGATAAATACTACTATATTTAACATCATAACCTTTTTGTCTAGCATATTCTTCTACCAAAGAACACTTATTGGTAAAAACCTTTTTCTTGTTTGGCAAAGTAATTTCAACCAACAAACAACTACCTTTTAACATAGTAAACACCTCTTGTCTATAACTTAATATATAATAACAAATAACCAAGATTGGCCGATCGGTTAGGCAACAAACTCATAATTTGTACTAGGCAGGTTCAACTCCTGCATCTTGGATTAGTCAATAAAACACCCGCAGCCACCCATCGCATCAAACAATGACAACTGCTTAGGACGCTCTTTAAACTCTGCCAAACTAAGCCTTGTTTTCTCGTTATTATGTTGCTCTCTTAATATAGTAATCTCTTGTTTTATATGCTTTTGGAAAGCTTTTTCTTGTTGAGCGTGGTAATTATATCTATCAGGAAAAGTATCTAGTAATTGTGCAAATTGTTTCTTACCCGCCTTAACACAAAAACCTCCACAATTGTTATGAGAAAAACCATATTTATAAAGTCTCGGTGGCTGAATATTAACTGATTCTAATAGGTCAAATTGCCCTTTTCTATCTAACCAATTATCCCAAAGCAAAGGAAAATCTACCTTAAACGGTTTATATCCTTCTATTATCTTCTCTGCTCTTTCAATCTCGTTCATATCTATACCTAAATAAATTGTCACATTTTCAGGGTTATTTAAGTATTTTGCTACCGTTGGCTCTTGTGACTCTAATCCCCAATTTAACCAGCCTTTACATGGTTTTTGTTTAAGTTTCTTGGAGCAATTACTAACATAATGATTTAGGAATTTGTCTTCAAAAAACACATCCCAAACATCATTTCCTTCTTGCAACCAGACTAAACCATTATCTAAATTAGCCCTAATTACTCTAGACTCGTTTGCTATTCTCCATAAAACAGTATTACGGTTTATATCCCCTATCTCAGGAATATTTAAAAACCCTTTTTCTATATATCTAGGGTTAAGTCTCATATTGAATATGTTAGCCGCACCCTCTAAAATAAATCGATAACAGTCCTGATCCTCTATTAAAGTATCAGCAAAAAGTAATATTAAATTGTCTATCCCGTAGCGATCGCTTACTAATTTAGCAGCACACCACGACGCAACTCCACCAGAAAACATAACTATGTGTTTCATTGTACTAATTGACATTGTAATGGTTTACTATTAAGTTGATAACAGACCTTTTAAAGGTGTTTTGACGTTTATTTTAGGTAGGTTTACTACCTACCTTTATATTATCACACTAATCGTCATTATAGTAATAAAATAAACTTTCTCTTGCTTCTTTATAATTACGTCCTATAAATTCTCCTTCATCCCCTATATATCTATCCCATTCCCAACAGATATAGTAACAGTCAAAAGGTCTGTAATCTATATACATATCGTCATTATAATCATCCCATCTCGCCGTCAATAATTCTTTTAATAGCAAATTCATCCTCTCTAATTTACTCATAATTAAATAGATAAACTATAATAATCATATACACTATTTTATATTAAAAGTTTTGACTTGATTGTGATCGCGGTGCTTAAAATAAAAAAAACTTGCGATCGCTCTAACCTGTCCGCAAGTTTTTAACTCATAATAACAAAAATCTCGTTATTACAATGGATAAATGGCACATATTACTAATGTAACCCACACAAGCAGCATATAGGTACGCCATTGTGACAGTTGAGAAAGTGGCACAATTGAACGCACGGGATAATTAGAATTGATTATATTGGAAGTATAGAAAACAAAGTAACAAGAAAGAGGTAATTATGATTTCTATTAGAGCGATTACACAACAAGGGCAAGAACTAGTTTTAACTACTGTAGGTAAATGCACTCCGGTGGCGGAATATGCCCACGGATGGGATATATATAGCTTTGAAACACAAGAAAACGCGGAAAAATATCATGGAGGCTACGATGTTTTTCATCGTAATTCTGACCTGATAAAAAACGTTTTAAAAAATGTTTTCGCTGATCCTAGTAACGAGTATCTAGCGGTCTTCTCTCATATTGAAGAAGAATAAATACTTTAGGGGTTCTAACTAACGAGAACCCCTAACACTGTCTTAATATATTAAAAGGAGAAAAATGGATCAAGTCAAACAAAAATCTCACCTATTAAGATTCGCAGAACTGTTTGTTCAAAGCTATTATACAGAATCCGACTGGACTAACTTCAGTCGCGAAGTTTTGAACTGTTCAAATACGAGTATGCTACAAGATAAAACTTTTGTGGCAGGGTTGTTATTTCAAGTACCCCGATCAACAACCCCTGAGCGAATCAGCATAATAAACCAATTGGGGGCATTATTCTATGACTATTTTTGGGATGAGCTAAAGGGGAGCTTTGCTGCATTTGCAGAAGAGAGAGGCAGGATAAAGGCTCTTTTATCCGCTTTAATAGCCAAAAGAAGTAGTTAACAGCGATCACACTTTAAAACGGCTAAGTTTAGCCGTTTTTTCTGTTAGTTTAATGCGCTTCTTGTATTGGCAGGCATAGCGCAGAGTGCTTTGTTTTCAGGCAAAAAGTACGGGGGATGATACGTCCACGCTCGCAGAGGATACCTTTCTTTTAAATGTTCAGGGATGAGTTCTGCTGGCAAAATCCGCATTAATCGCTTATCTTGCCAGACGCTAAAATCATCCTCTACCACTTGAGACTGCCAACGAAAAACTTGCCCAAAACCTTGAGAGATTTTTTTACCGATATTTGTTACAGAAGACAATAGACGATCAATTTCTGATTTGTCCCCGTTACAAAACCAGTCTATCCTATTAGTTTCTATCAGTCTCAGTGGCAGATCGCAGCTTTTAGTATTGCCTTGTTGCGTATCGACTTTAGCCTTCTTTTTGCCAAAGTCACAATGATGCTCTTGATAATCCCAACGCCTCCGATAGCGGGTGTTTTGTTCGTTTAGGATGATAAAATGAGGCGCAGATACAGAGTAATATTGATACCCTTTTTCTTCTATCAATTTGATAGGAACATCTGCTTTTATAACATCCTCAGTCCGTTTTACGTTAGGATTATAAAGACCTTTTTCTTCTAGCCATAATCGATACAATAGCGCGTCTAGATTAGGGCTAAATAGGTCAGTAGAGAGTGGAGTTGATAGATAAGCCGTTACTTGTAAGTTATCCATTATTTATGATATATTGATAGAGAACGTTGGCTGAAACAGTATTCAGAAGAGTTTGTACACTTGCCGAGTCCCGAATTATCATGAAAAAAGGAACTGAACTCGGCTACTGGGTGCGACTCCCAGAACGTTCACTTAGAAACTTAGTTATATCCTGTTTTGCTGAAGCAATATATCCTTTAAATTGCTCTAAATGTTGCATATATCTTTGATAGTTTTCCTGACATCTTTCTGACAATATTTGAGAGTCTGGAGCTATAGTCAGCCACTTGCCCGCTTCTTGACCCGATCGATAATAAATATCAAAAGAAACAAGTCCGCACCCTGTTCCACATTTACCTCCTAAGTACGGTGATTCAGCGAATTTTAGTAGTGCGGCTGCGAGCATTCCCTCTTCAACATCAGTGATATTTCCATCCCAACGAGAATATAAAGTCGCACCCGGCTGTAACAGCCAGTCGCCCATAATCATCTGTTGAGAGTGCTTTTCATCAGAAGATTTACCCTTCTTTTTATCTGGCTTTGATTCACTCAGTAAGCTTGTTTGTTGCCCTCCTATTTGATGATTACTGTTAATATATTGTGCTAAATGTGGGTCTTTTAAACTATCCATTCTGACCTTTTGATTATAGGTTAGCCACTGCGTATAACTCCTTAATTTATCTTCTAATAGTGGCATATATTCTAACAATAACTCTTGATAATTTCTTACCTTTTCTTGAATACCAGAAATTTGTTTTTGATAAAGCCAAGCATTCACTCTATCATTAAATAAAGATTGCTTTGCTTCTACCAATTCTTTTACAAACGAAAGCACTGAATAAGGCAATAAAGGGGGAAAACTTTTATAGATGTATTCAGCAGTTTCTAAACATACTAAATAAGCACCTCCTATATTAATTCTGCCACCAATCATTTGACTATTATTACTATTAAATAGCCCTGGTGGTTTAGCTGTTCCTAGCACCGATATTGATGGCAAAAACTTCCGAACTTTGGCATCTAATTCTAAATCTACTGCTGTGCCACCTTCAATAAAACCACCCGCAAATAACGTTTGGTGAGTTGTAGGATTAACAGTTAAATCAAGGTCATCTAACATTGATAACGTACCTTTTCGCCTGAACAAACCGTTTCTTAAACTATTAGAAGAGTACACAAAAACAGGATTAGATTCACCTGTCAGGTCGGTAATATCTAAAGTTTTTAAATTGCTTTGATTACCTATACTTTCCCCAATATGGCTTAATGGTGACAGGGTTTCAATTACTACATCAAATCTTATTTGATGACGGTCATTTACATCATAATTTTCAAACATACAATACCTCTTTTAATTTTAAACGTCAATTGTTTCAGATTCTAACTCAATTTCTTGCCCGATCGCTTTGTCATCTTCATAACGTACTCTAGCAAAAGCACAGATAACAGACGGGTACTTAAGGCAAGTCTTGAGGATATGTCGTTCAGTTATTCCTAGAGGAGCCAACTCTATAAGAATGTCTTCCCATGAATAGAAAAGTAGCTCTTCATTTTCTTGATCCTCATATAGTTCAAGGATTCTACCATCTTCTTTAACTACTCTTTGAATAGTAATCTTAGGTCTAATAATTCGAGTCCATTCTACCGGTCTTAAAGATGGCACAAGTAACTTTTTACCGAGGTTTTCTATGTAATCGTTAAGGTTTTTTGATGGAGTCGCAGCGTTAGCAATGCTGCTTTTTAGATAATTCCAAGTATCTACAGGTTTAACAACTGGAGGGTTACGCTTACGGCATTTAAAACACCAATAAGTTAGAGCAGTTGCTAACGATATTTTAGGGTCAGTTGATTTAATTCCGTACATAATTAAAAAAGTGATAATTGTCCATTTGATTCAATAGTAAAAGCTGATTCCTTTTTGTCTTCAACCTCTACTTTAGCAGGTTGTTTTATCGGTTCAGGATTAATCTCTTGAGTTTCAGGTAACACATCTGGTTTTATAGCTATATAACTCAATAAATCCATCAATGAGGTATTTCTAAGAATAGCTAAATACTTATCTTTAGCTAAGAAATCATCAACATCGATCAAGGTAAGTTTATTTGGGCTATAATCACCCGATACTATCTCAGTTTTTGAGAATCCTAAACTCATAAACTCTTCAAAGAGATTAAGGTAAAACTGATCATCTTTTCGCCAGTTGATAAGAGTTTTCTCGAAAGTAATTGGTATTAATTTTTGAGAATAACTAACCTGACTAAAAGGATAGGTATGCCTTTGCCCTGACACCGCTATACAAATTGTAAAAGGTGGCGCAGGAGGGTTTACAATCCACTTTCTAGTTAGTTCTCTAGTTGGTAAATTGAACACTTCTAATAACCCGTCTTTCCCCTCTTGAAATTGTGGATAAGACTCCTTTTCAGATACCAACCAAGACCAATTTCTTCCCCACAATTTACTCACTTTGCCATCAGCTTTTTGATACCAGCACTGTTTATATTTTCCGTCTAGGCAATCGTAACAGCGATCGCATAGATTTTTTGACTGAGGAGCTTGGCACAAACTGTGATCAGTAAATGAGTCTTTTAAAGCTAATGGTTTTGAGGCATTTTTGTCCCCGCAAATGTAACAGTAATTCATAATTATACAGCGTCAAAATAATCAATATTGTGTAAATTTATTTTATCCTTATGAATAGTGTTAGATGGCATAACACATTCTTCTCTATTTTCTGGGCATCTAATTGGTGTTTTCCATCCCCAAAATAATTTAGTTGCTGTACTAACATCAATACCTTCTGGTAACAATCGCACGGGGAACGGACGCATTAATCGATCACCCTGCCACAAACTCCAGTCATCATCAATCTTGTTAACTATCCATTCATCGACTTGTCCATAACCTCTAGCCCTATGACCACCAACATGAGTACATTTGTTCAACATATCAATTAATTGATTTTTATCCCCTACGCAAAACCAGTCTATTTGATCCGTTTCGACTAGACGTAATGGAGTATTTTTGTATTTAGTATGAAATCCTTGAGTAAAAACCTGCGCTTTCTTTTTTCCCCAATCGCAATGATGTTCCTGGTAATCCCACCGGTAGCGAATGTAAGTCACACTCTCATTTTTAATTATATATAAAGGAGATGAAGCGGAATAGAATTTAGTCGATTTGACAGACTGCGATCGCAATGGGATAGGGATCTCTATAGTGTCTTCTATTTTTAACGGGTTACGCGCGGATAAACCACGATCATCTAACCAGACTGACTCCAGAATAGACTCTAACATCGGAGTCCAATCATTACTGACACACAAATGGCTTGAAAGCTTTGCTGTGACTTGAATACAAGAATTTTTCATTTTTTTTTCATTTTAGGGGTTGACAAATGATTCTAATCGTGTGTATAATTAGAATATACACAGGTAGAGAGGTTAAACCCATGACTCGATTAGAAAAACGATTACAACAGTTAAACGCTAAACTTAACCACATGATTGCTAATGCTAAATATTTTAGTCGTACTGTGATAGTCACCGTTATATTTCAAATTAACAGGCTAGAATCTGCGATCGAAAGATTTCAGGTAAACTTAGAATCTCTTAAATTAGAAGGCTCTGAAAAACAAATCGCATGGGCTGAAGACATTAAAGCGGAAATGTTAAAAACATTATCTGAAACTATTGCCAAATTACAAAAAGATGTCGATAAATTAGTAAAGTTGGACTGCCTTAGTGATTTCCAACAAAAAAGACTTCCAAAACTCACAAAACGGATTACAATGGCAAACCTAATCAAAAATGCGATCATTACTTGTACGTCTGCTAAATATTTAATTGAAAACCGTAAATATGGAAATCTAAGCCTACCTAATTTATATGAGTTTATCGATCTGTATTCTCTATTTTCCGATGCTTCACCAGAAAAATTAGAATACTACAACGAAAGTCTTGCTTTCAAATGGCAATACCGGTTATTCAGACACGCTCTATAGATTTTTTATAGGTATAGTTTTAGGCTGTGTATCAAACATTGTAAAACAAAGAGGATAAAACCATGACTACTATTTTAGTTGAATCGGAAAATTACGAATTGATTATTCCAAGTCGGTTGCAAGGGGAATCTCGAAAAATTTATACAGAAATCCTAGAATTATGTAATCGCGCTAGTGTGTCAATTAGTCGCTGGCAATACAACAAAAATCGATACTATAGTTCTATTCATTACGCTGTTCACACTGGGGAAAGGGAATCCCAATTCCGTTGGCAGAAAAATATTATTTGTTCAATTGAACTGTCAACTGAAACAGGAAAAACAAAACGGTCTCAAACATACCAATCTTTTGAGTCTCTCAAAGAAGATTTAGAAAAGTATTTAGCTAATGCCGTATAACCCCAAATCGCTTGCCAATCTAGGCAAGCCACGCACTAAAGCAGGGCGAAAAAATTTCTCTCTAACTGCTACTTCTATCGAGTGGTTAGATCAACAAAAAAACCAATCTAATTCTATTGATTTATTAATTGAGGAACAAATCATGATTGAACAATTAGCGCAATGGTTGCAAAATCATACGGGCAATCTTTTTTATGATGATGCTACAGACGATGATGAGTGTAGTATTCTCTGTCATTCAAATTTAACAAATGGAGAATTGTGGCAGAAATATCAGCCTAACGATTATCAAGATTTAATTAAAATGTATGGTGAAACCGATGCTGGTCGCTACCCTATGTATGAGCATAAATGGCGAGGATTAAAACGGTACAGAAACAATCAAAACCCTGATTTTTGGGTAGAAAATGCGAAAGCTATTTTATCTGATCCTCATGTCGGAAAGGTTGAAAACTTTCTCACCAAGAAGGAATTAATTTTAGAAAGATAACCAACAAAGCCACCTTTACGGTGGCTTTTACTATTAATTAGAGAACTGGTGTAATATTATACTTTTGCTGTAAACTAGAAATAGAACTGTTCAAATCTGCCAAAATATCCCAAGTTTCTAATAAATCACCTCGAACATTACAACCTACTTCCCAAGCTTTAGCGACTCGAATAACGTCAAAATTAGTATTCTCAAATGCTCGAATTTGAGATAATAATGGCACAATTCCACGACTACTCAAAGGGTTAATTAAAGCACCTTCAAAAGCGATCGTATCAATTTCTCCCTGTTCATCAGTCTCTACATTAATTAGGATGTGATGAGCATCATGGATCAAAATATACTTAGCAGGAAAAGCTCCTAACTTTCCTATCATAGGGAAAGTATGCTCACTATAAAAATCCTGTAAAGATTTGCCTAACGTACCATCATCAAAATTTCCTTTTAAAGCGTCAACATACAGCTGATTAGTTTCTGACAAAATACCTTCTTGAGACTCATAAAAATCTCTCATAACCATCATAAACTCTTGCGTTGTAGATGGTAATGATTCAATTGCCTGAGTTAAAAAGGGACAAATTCTGCCATCATTCTCTTGTACTTTTCCGATTCTTACCATTGAAAATAAATCCCATTTAGTATCTGTCAGTGTCATAAAAAAACCTCTGGGTAATGTGTTCTTAGATAATCATAATATACATGATTGGTCTGCTTAAACTCCTCTAATCTCTGAAAATGTAACGGTCTGTTTAATTTTTTGGAGACGTGATCAGTCGTCCTCGACAATTCCCAACCTCTTATCGAGTCATCATATGCCTTTAAATACGGAATGTCATTAGCGACGATATAACTCCACACATCTTGCCACGTCCACCACCCGATCGGGGCTATTCTCCAGTTTCCTATCAATTTACCTGATTGGTATTGATGAATTAATCCATACTTAGTTAAAGCTATTTTTCTTCTTTTATTTTCCTCTCCTCTAATACCTAAAAAACATACTGGATATTGCTGATAAGGGGCTTTTACTGCCATATTTTCATCAGCGTCGTCTGTTTCTAACATTAATAAATTAGTTGAAAATTTCTGACAATAATTATCAATTGTTTCACTATAATTAGATATTAAATCTCGCTCTATATGTCCATGGTAAATAGCTAATATATCAGGCTTTATTTGCTGGCACAAATGCAGCAATACCGTCGAATCTTTTCCCCAACTCACCGCTACATAAGACGGAGCAATAGCGATCGCTTCTTTAATTATCGCTTTAGCCTTGTCAACTTTACGATTAAAACTAGGTAGCGTGCTATAAGCTAAAAATCCCTCTCTTTCTATGACATCCATAACTTCCTCAAGGCTTTATTGTCAATTGTACTATTATTAAACCCCTATTGTTAGGGGTTTAATTCTTATTCAAAATAGAATGTTCTCTTGCATTCCTTCTTCTTACAGGAATAACGCTGCCTACCACGTACATTTCCGCGCATAACCACTTCAAAAGATCCGCATCTTGGGCAATATGGTTTCCCACTATTGACGATCTTCAGGGCTTGATCAATGTCAATCTCTGAATTGTTCCTTAATATTTGATTAGCTCGTTGATTAACTTTTGGTAGGCTCACACAAAAGGGATGCCAGCATTTGCCAAAGCACCTCTTATGTAATCAATCATGGCATTGATAACGCTTTTCTCATAACCTCTAATAGTCCACATATAGTGATCACTCATTTGTGTCGAGTAACCACAACCAAGCTTTCTCAATTTAGACAATTCACACTCTAATAGGTCGCCTTGCTCTTTGTTGTAAAAATAAATATACAACTGACATTCTACTGGTTCAAATACAAGTCTAACTTGCTGATTATTCGCGATTAACCGCGTCAATTCTTCATAAGTAATATGTTCAACCATAATTTACTCCTTGTCTCTTTACAATTACTATTATTACCTAAACACCGCTCCCGTGTGCAAGATTGTGACAATCCGCAAAACGTCACAGCACGAACAAGCCACCACCTACTTAATACGTTGTAGTAAGCATATAATATTAATTAAGTAACAAAGAAACCTATGCTTTATTCTTATTTTGATATTCAATTAACCCCTTCTATTGTTAGTTCCTTTGGGAGTTATTTAAGCCTTGTCGAGAGCGATCGCTTACGGTTTAGTTGTAAACCTTCTCAATACGCTAGAGAGAACAACTCGGTTGATGGGAGTGCGGACGTAAACGCCCTATTTTTTGGGGTTAACTCTGTCTATGTGGAGAAGAGAAAGATGGTCAGGGGATTTGAGTTTGACTCTTCTAGGGAAGAGACTCTATATCCTCATTATCACCACGCCGCACTTGCTGCTTTAGTCGAGTCAGAGGCGTTAGTAACTGTGTACGATGCCATCAGTGTTGAACCTCTTGACATTAGCAACGGCTACTCAGTTAGATCAGGGAAGATCATCTCCCTTGATTGGTCGCCTAAAGGGATTCAATCCATCCCATCAGACCTTTACACTAATCCTAGTGCCACAATAGAACAGGGGATTAAATGGGGAACAATCAAACTACTTTTCCGTGAGGTGCAACCAAGAAACTCATGATCACCACTACCGAACTTAAAAGCCTAATACTTAACTGCTTTGACGATTATCTAGGTAAGTACAATAGCACTCTACCCGCGATCGCTGTATTACCTCACCTAGATTATGGGTATGACTACCCGCCGTCTAATTGGGTTGTGACGGGTATTGAAGTGGTGATTATCAAACCTAAGATTAGAACAAAGAACGCGCTTTACGCTACCACCAAGAGACGAGATTGGGAGATCCATCTCAAGAATTGGGACAAAAGCGGGGTCTTCCCTACGGTTGTCGAGACTTTGATAAATGGACTAGCTGATGCTACCTATCAAATGGAAACCCCTATTTATGTCCCCTACAATGAAGCTCTCGGAATTTTAGAGTCTGCTAAGATAACAGTCTATGAGCATATAGTTAGAGTTGCATGATCGTCCAAATTGTGGACAGAAAGACAATGACTTACACACAAGAATTAGCAAAACTCAAAAAATCAATTCAGAATCAAATCGCTAGAGTTTCTCAGTCTAACGACGGACTAGAGGTCGTGCAAGGCGATAAACAGATAGTCCTTTATCGTGGCAGTTTCACTAGTAGGGGGTCGCACCGTGTCTAACCACCAAGGAACTCTAGAGGAATTAAGGATCAGGCAGTTGTCTCTAGAGGAGTCAATCCATAGGCTACAGACAGAATTAACAGAGGTTAAAGCTATGATCCACCTATTAGAAAACCCGACCTATTTCTGCCCTAAGAAAATCGCCCAAAGTGGTCAAAAAGGTTAAGGTAATTTCTCTCTTTAATAGGCTAGGATTCAATGGGGGCGGAGAGACTTGAACTCTCACGACCTTGCGGTCAACGGATTTTAAGTCCAAGTTATCATCATCTAAACCCGTTTCCCATTAAGGGTTTCAACCACGCTAAAAACCTCTGACCTATTTTTGCCCTAATCGAGAATCTTGTCCATGTCAATATCATCAATCCATTTCTGATAATGCTCACAATGGATCTTGACTGAGTGTCCCATTAATTTAGCCGCCATCGATTCCCGTATGCCCTGCTCGGCGCACCGTATGGCATAGCGATCGCGGAGGGAATAGGGCACAATAGGATTAGTCCAGCATTGTTTTATCTGACGAATAAATCCCTTAGTGACTTTAGCCCCTAGTTGTTTGTGTGTTGCCTCCTCAACGCCTTCAAACGGGGGCATTTTTATGTCGTCTAAAGCCCAATCCATGGCCCAATCTTTTAAGAGCGGACGGGCTATTCTTTCATGAGTCTTTCCTTTAAATATATACAGTTTAGGGAACAGATCCCATTCTAAAAAGAATAGTTCGTGCGGTCTGATTCCGTAAGCTGCAAGAACACTGTAAACCCACTGCCACTCAGGGTTTTTAATACTCTCTCTAACTTGAATGACCTCAGCATCTTTAGGGATGTAACGATTCTTACTTGGCTTATACTCACCACGATAGTCCTTCCAATGAAGTGGTAGTTCTATCCCGGCAAACCTAGCCAAAGAACCATAGGCAGTATATGCCCTCAACCTGTCACGACTAGCGGGGTCAAACTCACATAAGCACTTCAGCAACATCGAGCCGGTCAACTCAGACTCTTCAGGCAAGAAGGAGAATGGGCGCGTATAGTCTATTTTGTAAGTCTCTTGACGGTTCTTAGTCTTTTGCTTCCGATTCCAATAATCGTTCTCAAATAAGGCAATCGCGTCCCCTATTGATTTGCTGCGGGTTGCTGAGGCTGTGCCGCCCCAATCAGACCAGTCAAACCTCTCTAGGTTCAAATCAGACTCTAATCTCTGTGCTTTAGAGAAGGCTATCCTCAAAGCTTCGGGAGAACCTATATCTAATTTAGTGGGAATATCTAAAAACACAGAGATTTTCTCTAGGTTCTCATTAGAAGGGAACGACTCACCCCTTATGTACTTGTGGAACGTGCCCACCTTGATCCCGATCTGACGGGCTAACTCAGACATTGACCCGTATTTCTGTACCTGAATCTCTAGTAATTGTGACAAGCTTAATTTATTCATTTTTTTTAACCTTCTATCTTATATTTTTATTACTACCTAAGTATTAAGAAATGTCAACAGGTGTTAACTCTACTTGACAAGTTTATCTCTTTTTGCTATTATTCTAGTAGAATATTTCTACTAAGGTAGTAATAAATGACAAAGTTAGAAAGGCTTGATCTTGAGATTCAAGAGCTAAGAGCAAGGCTTGTAGCCCTTGAATCTCAAGCGATACAGTGGAGGACAATCTTGGAAGCGAGTAAGTTCTTTGGGGTCCACACCAACACTTTAAGGCGACGGATCAAAGAGTCTGAGGAGTCAGACTCGCCATACAAAAGGGGTGTCCACTGGCGGATCAATCCCGCAAGTAACGTCTATGAGGTCAACTGTGAGGAGTGGCAGAAAGTCCCCAACCCAAAAAGGGGATGGCAAAAAAGAATCGTGTCCTAAGTGCTGGCACTTCTTTAGCCTATTCCGTGGCGAGAAGGTATGCCGCGAGTGCCTCCACTCAGATCCAAACAACAGCAGAGACAACTTTAAAACCATAGAGGAAGAATGGACAAAGCAAGGTTATTTAGACCAAAAAAACCACGATTGAAGACCGAGCAAGAGCAGGTCTTAGTCAATTTTGAAAAGGAAGTGGAGATCATGGCTAGAGTGATTGGCCATTTCTCGAAAGACTTCCATATCACCACCCCTGCTCTTACCTATCAAAAGCAGAAGTTTGTCAATTTCTGTTTTACCAGTAACAGGACAAAGGAAAAATATGAGGTTTATTTGGTTCTCAATCGTGGCAATCAAATTTACCTTGAGACGTGGGAAACCGTTCCCATTCGTAAGGGGTGGGCTGTAGATACCAGCGCAGAGTTTGTACTGATATATACGGACAGCAAAGTATTGCAAATATCTTCAGAGGTACTCAAGACCGCTGTGGCTTTCCAGTGGGAGAATGCGCCCACCCAAAAGATACCCCACTCCCAAGGATATGCAGAAGGACTGCTAGTCCCTTACGGGGAGATAGCGATTCTCAGCAGGGTGATAGAGCTATGAGCGAAGGTAAGCAGTGGCTGTTTACCGTTGACATCGAAAAACTAACCGATGAGCAAACCACGCTCATGGTAAACATCTACTGTGAGCAGTACCCCGAAGAGCCCAGAGACCGAGTTCTCTCTCTGTTCCGGCACGGGCTGACAGTACCTGACGACCACTTTAAAGAAACCTATATGTACGGGCGAACATTAACAAGAGAAGAATGGAGAAGCCTATGATCCCCTATGACGTTTGCGGACTACTTAAGTCCGACTCCTCTTTCCGTAGCATATTCCCTGATGGGTTTGTGCCTTTACAGAACCCTAGAGCGGTTTTTAGTCAACGGATGCAGAGCCCTGTATTTCTCTTGGATTCGGCTGACCTTGATACCGACACTATTAAATTGATTGCGGACTTCTTCAAGGACGGCTACCAAGGCGATCGCTTACAAGTCCTTGACCTGATAATGTTGGGGTTGTTCTTGCCTATTGATTGGTTTGACGAAACCTACTCATCACGTTTTCAAGACACGATAAGAGCAGCCAAAGCGCTCCAAGGCGTTCACCGCGTATTCAGTCGCGGTGAATGGAGTACAACTATGGAGGAACTAGAAAATGTTAGCAGCAACAAGTGAGAAACACAAAGCGGTACAATTTGTACCAACTCAATTAACCTTATTTGATTACTCAACCCTTGAGGTAGAGGTAAGAGTTGAAGTCAAAGCCAAGGCGGAGAAGATCCGCGAGAAGTCAGCACGAATTACCCAAGGGCTGATAGAGATAGGAAAAGCTTTGTCAGAGGTGCGCGAGTTACTCCGCGAGCAAGGATGTAGTTTTGACGAGTGGTTAAAATTAGAGTTTGACTGGTCTCGCAGTCATGCCTACTCGCTGATCTCAGTCTATGAGACCTTTGGAGACCGTCCAGACTTTGGACTATTAGGTGTGTCCGCCATCAAGATGCTGTCGGGGGCTACCGTGCCGTCGGAAGTGAGAGAAGAGATTCTCTCTATAGGGAAGTCCCGCCCCGTGCCGATCGCAGAGGTGCGTGATCGCATTCGTGGAGCGAAGGAGCAAGAGGAGACCACGGAAGAGCCTGTCAGAGAGAAAAGAAGTCACTCGTTCCATAGTGGAGACCGTGTAAAAGATGGGGTGATCGAGGAAGCATACGACCAATCCTGTGTAGTGCGATGGGATGACGGGTCAATGACGACTGAACGAGTCAAGAATTTAGTCCCTGAGATAGAAGAGGGTCGTAAGGTTGATTATCGTGGAGAAACTTATGAGGTCGAGGAAGTCTTTCCTAATGGACGGGTTGTCCTCAAGGGAGATGAGCGATCTATAAGTGCCGACACTAAAGATATTCTATTAGCGAAAGAACCCCCATTAGGTCAGAAACAAGCGTGTTTTACGTCAAACTCTGATGAACACTACACCCCGCAGAAAATAATAGAGGCGGTGGTCAGTGTTCTCGGTGAGATTGACTTGGACCCGTGTTCCAACTCTTTGGACGAGCCTCAAATACCAGCGAAGGCTCATTATACTATCAATGAGGACGGGTTAGCTCAATCATGGGCTAAACGGGTTTATATCAATCCTCCCTATTCTGAGACTTCAGACTGGCTTGAGAAGCTAAACTCGGAACTGCTTAACGGGAATGCCGTTGAAGCGATCGCCTTAGTGCCTTCCCGCACTGATACGGCATGGTTTCAAAAGGTTGCCCAAAGCTGCACTGCTTTTTGTCTGATCAGAGGTCGGTTAAAGTTTGATGGTGAAGGGAACACGAGTTCCGCGCCTTTCCCTAGCGCGGTATTCTATTGGGGAAAAAAGGAACGGGACTTCCGCCGAGTCTTTGAAGAACTCGGTTTAGTTCTCGCTCCAGCTATTTATTTGTATTCAACCTCTAAATAATCTTTTTCATAGCCCGTCGTCAAGATGGGCTACTTGTACTATGACTGTAAAACAACGACCTAAAACAATCCTTTTAACCAGTATTCCCGCAGATTTAGAGGGAATAGGAGAAAATGAACTCACCGTCGCCATGAAAGCCCTTTACGACAAAAAGTTCACACTTGCGGACACTCGCGATCTAATCGCCCAACTCCTAACCGACGACAAGATAGAGGAAGTTCCCGGAGCACCTAACTGCTATCGCCTCAAACGCGATCGCCACGCCAAAGTTTATGTCCCTCAACCGATTTACTCAGAGGAAGATAAAGACCTTGAGATGCCATTAACGGCACAAGAAAGGGAAGACCTGATCGAACTTGAGGAACAGGTAAAACAGGGGTTTTATTTGATAGGTGTAGCCTTACGAGAAATCCAGAGGCGCGCCCTTTATCGGGAGCAGTTTAAGACTTTCGACTTCTACGTTAAGAATAAATTCGGGTTTAAAGCTAATTATGCACGGAAACAGATAACAGCTTCCGAGATATATGACGAACTAACTCCTTACGTGGAGGTATTGCCCACCTGTGAATCTCAGGTGAGACACCTGTCAAAACTACCTCAGTCTAACCGGCTCACCGCATGGACTAACGCGGTTGAACGTCGTAATGGTCGTGTTCCTACCGAGGCGTTGGTCAAGGAAGAGGTTGAGAAGATTCTCCAGTCGGGGGTGATATGCCCATTAGATAAAGGCGACGTAGTTGTCCACCAATCTCTCAAGAAAGGCTATTGGTGGATCGTCAATAGTGTTGTTGACGGCATGGTTTTTCTTAATGGATTAGAGGGAGAAGATTGTCATCAATATCATTATTCTCTCTTGGAAAAGATAGAGGATATCGATACTGAGAAAGTAGCAGAGTTACTGACACGATTCTCTGAAGTATGGACAAACGCTTCTGATATAAGAACAGAGAGTGAGTATCGGACGATTGTCGGTACTCTAAAAGCAATTTACACCAATCTGGTTGAGTTTGAACTATCAGAGATTCAAGAATTACTGTTGGCAGTTTTGGAGGCTGAAAGTGCTTAATTCTACTCGTTCAAGAGCAAGGACGGAATGCCTTCTATTAGAAACTATCGAATCTTACGGGCAAGCTTCTATCACAGATTTGTTGAATGCGAACATCTGTTCTGAAAGCTATTTAAAATCGACCCTTTCAGTACTTGTTAAAGCTGAACTTGTCGAGAAGAAATGGAATCTTGACAAGGGTACATTTTACTACTCTTTAGCTCCATTGTCCTAATTCCCTTGATGCAGCCGTCTGCATCTTCCTACCCACAAAAAAGCCCGGTCTAGCCGGGAAGGAAAAAAATTGAACATTACCATTAACGCACAATTTATCCAAGATCCCACCATCTCCCTTGAAGCTAAGGGAATGCTCTTATGGCTTCTTACTAATCCCGTTGATCCTATCAATAAAACTACCGTTTCCGAGTTCTACAAGTCTGCACCGGTGGGGTGTGTAAAATACGGAAGGCACGCCGTAACCCGTATCTTTGATGAACTAATAGCTAACGGCTATATCAAATGTACTCGCAATTATGGCGGCGGTTTTACTTATCAAATTTTTGAAACACCTACTTTTGAATAGTTATGCACTTATTACGAAAATCTGCCTACAAATTCCCTACCTTTACCTCAGTTTCTAACGATTTAATTGAGGATTGGAGTTTAACCCTTGAAGCTCGTATGCTCTTAATTTGGCTCTTGAAACTACCTGACAATTGGGAGTTTACTATCAACTCTTTAACTGTTTATATAGCCAATCGTTCTACCGCCGCTATTACCCCCGGTAAAAGAGCTATTTCTAGGATGATCGATGAACTCATCACGGCTCGTTATATCACCCGTCAAAGAGTTCATGCGGACGGACATTTCAAGACTTGGGCTTATTACGTTAGCCCTACACCTATCCCCGAAGACTTTGTAGAGGAAAACCTGAATCTACCTAACGAGAATTTACCTGACGCGGATTCAGAAAACCTGAATCTACCTAACGAGAGTTCACATCAGGAGAATTCTCCTCACAGCACCACATATAAAATAAATAAAGATAAAGAAAATAATGATCTAAACAAAATAAAAATAAAGAACGCGCGCGCGAAAAAATTCTCCGCAGATGAACTAGAACCATTCAGACTTGTGTGGAACCGAGATAAAGCACCCCAATGGGCTGCCTGTGATGTTCTTAACTCAGAACGAGTTAAATCTCTCAACAAACTAATTCTTGATGAGGGAGAATTAGCCCTCGAACTTTTTGAGAAAGCGATCGCATTTATCAAGACTGAAAAGTGGTGGTTAGAGAAAAGGATCTCTATCGATATGCTCATACGACCGAGTAAAGGTCACGTTCGCGCTTATGCAGAGAGATATTTAGCTACTCCATCAGGACGGACTGTCCAAAATTTGGACATCAAGAAAGCAGTTGAGTTACAAGAACGCAATCGCAGATTAGCTTTATTGGAGGACGTATAAATGCCTAGTGCTGAATGCTTTGATTACTGGCTAGGGTTATTTTGCGAGAACTGGCAGAAGCCCTCACCCTCAGACCAACTCTACAAGCTCTATTTTGAAGTGGTCAAAGAGATCCCTGACGAAGAGTTCCACGCAATCGCAAAGGAGATCATCAAAAACGAAACTTTTTGGCCTCCAGCCGGCATATTCGCCAAGTACCGCAAAAATGCCCATAATTACGAGTTGGCTACTACTTGGGATAAAATCATCGACCATATAAAAAGAACGCCTATAGAGTCCCTTAGAATTGCGGATTTACCCGTTAGTGAGGAAGTCCGTCTCACGGTTAAGCGGTTAGGTGGTCTAAGAGCGATCGCGGACTATCCAGAGATAAAGTTGCCTGACCTATACCGACAATTTGTCAGCACTTATCAGGTGGTAATAGCACCTAAGCCCAATATCCTTGTAGCCCAAGAATCACAGTGGCTAGACCGCAACGAATCAGCCCAACTCATGAAAATGTTAGGAGAAATGAAAAATGCTCTATAGTCTCCATAAAGCGGAGTTCTCTTCCCTGCGGTTAGACCACGGGACAAAACAATACAACTTTGTTCGCTTTTGGCTTAAAGATAGTAACGGCGATCACTCTTATATCTGCTCGCCTTTGTATGAAATGCTGCACCCTGAGCTATACGCGGGGCTGAACATCATCAGGGAAGAACTTAAGAAGCAGCCTTTGCCCATAGAAAGGATTGTAAAGTTAGTGGCTATCTGCTTCCGAGAATTTGATATGGATGTAAATTAAGTCTGAATAAAGTGTTAGCTTAAGCTAACACTACACGCACTTACAATTAACTAACTAACCCGAATTATAGCAGTTAGTAGTCTATTCACAATGGGCTACTAATTCTGTGATTTTTGCCCGCAAAACTTGCAAGGCTTCTGGTTTTCGTGGTTGAGATTAGGCCGGTTTACCTTGTTGGGTAAAGTCCGATTTTTTATGGTTTGATATAATATTGAGGTTGTCTTTTTCTTGAGTCATTCATGCAACCAACTTTATTATTTAATCCAGAAGGAAACGATCAAAAAGAGTCCCGTTTGATGTGGTTTGGAAACCCTACCAACTTAATGCAGCTGAACGAAGTTAGATACACTTGGGCTGTTAAGCTCTGGAAACAGATGCGAGAACAGTTCTGGATTGCAGAGAAAGTGGATCTCACCACAGATATTCAAGACTACCAAAATTTAACAAACGAAGAACAAAAAGCTTTTGAGGGAATATTATCTTATCTTAACTTTTTAGACTCAATTCAAACCGTTAACATACCACACTTAGGACTGCCTATTACCGCAATAGAAATCAAAATGTGTTTATCGGAACAAACGAGCCAAGAGACACTCCACGCGCAAAGTTATCAATACATTCTTGATTCTTTATTCGCCGACGATACTAACAAAAAAAATGAAATAATCAACTTCTGGAAAACCGATAAAATCCTGTTAGATAGGTGTGCATATATTGCTAAACTTTATCAGCAGTACATTGATAATCCTAGTGACGAAAACTACTTTATTGCATTGATAGCTGATTATATTCTTGAAGGGCTATATTTCTACGTCGGTTTTCAATTCTTCTATTCTCTCTGCTCACGTCAATTGATGCCCGGTACTGCTGACATATTTGTTTACATTAATCGAGATGAATTGTCTCATGTACGTCTGTATCAAGAAATGATCAAGGTTGCGATCGCGTCTCAAAAATTCCCGTACTCGGAAGAGCAAATATATGAGATGGTTGACACGGCTGTAAAGCATGAAGTTAAATGGGCAGGGCATATTATAGGGGACTCAATACTCGGAATGACGGTTCCGGCTAATGAACAGTACGTTAAATATTTAGCCGATTTAAGATTAAAAGCGATAGGCTTAAATTCCTTATATGGGGTTGAAATAAACCCTTATAAACACCTAGAAAAAATAGCCGCGATCAATAAAGATGTGAGCATTAAACAAAACTTTTTTGAAGGTACAATAACGAGTTATCAGGTGTCAACCGCAGTATATGGATGGGATGAAGTATGAGCCAGAGATTCTCAGACGAGTTAACCGAGGTGATGGGGTTAGTCCATGAACTGCTTGTCAGGAAGAACCATGACTATGCCCAAGACGGTAGCCCGTTCAGCAATTTTGAAGGGCAGTCCGCTTTATTGAACGAGCCGGCTTTAAGGGTTTACCTGTTCCCTTTATCTGCTAAACTCGGAAGGCTCAACGGCTTACTCCAAGAAGGCAAAATCCCCAATAACGAATCAATTGAGGACACCGTCCTTGACATTATTGGCTACGGATTCTTGATGCTATTACACTCTCGCCAATTACAAACTAAGCCTAGGGTTGAGCTACCCTTCTCTTAGTTAATCAACCTCCCGTAGTCACTGCGGGAGGTTACTCATTCTCTAGTAGAAATATATCATTACAATAGAAATATAAATTTACGGAGGTAAATATGGCACTCCCCGAATGGATTAAGACAAGGCTTCTTGATGGATCTAACCAATTAGTTAAGATAGTCTCTAGCTTCACGGGAATAGCGAATCAGGTTTTAGGGACGAACGATTTGGGTTACGTTGATCTGACGTTATTCCCGCCTGAAGTAGCCCCCCCAACTAAAACCTATAACGTTGCTCAGGTTATGGACGGGTCTGTTGTCGCGTGTTTGATCTCTATCATTGACGACACCGATATAGTAAAAGCCGACGCAGATGCAGGCTTACGATGCGATGGCTACATACTAGAGAGTTACGCACTCAATGATACTGCCACCGTATATTTTAAAGAATCCCTAGTAGGAGCAACAGGATTGACCCCTGGTGCACCCGTATATCTGAGTGCTACGGCCGGAGTGGCAACGACAACTCACCCAACGCTAGCAACAAACAATATTAGTCAGCAAATCGGTATCGCTACCGAGACGACTGAGTTCCTTTTTAGACCATTAGACCCTTATGTTGTTGCTTAGTTATTGTTATTATATGGGTACAAATTGTACCCTTTTATTTAATTATTATGTCTTATGTTATTAGAGTAGGTGGACAGAATTTTGTAGTTGATAATTTAGATGTGAATCTAGACAAAATCAGTCCAGAATATCAAGACCCTTTTTTAAATTTTAAAGTAGCGTCACCTAACGTTTTAGCAGCCGTAAATCAGTCTAAAAAGACCAAAAGCTTATTCTATAGTGTAGGTCAAGTTTCGGGGACAAACGGCACTTTTAGCACTAATGCTGACGCTTCTTTGACAACTTTGTCGGTAGGTACGACACAATCTTTAGTTAGACTGAGGTCGAAGTATTCAGGGTTGTATCAGACAGGGATTGGAGCTGCGGTAGATTTAACCTTTGTATTAGGGACAGGAGTGTCCGGTGTAATTAAGAGGGTAGGGTATTTTTGGGGTAATAATGGTTTCTTTTTAGAGCAAAATGGAACTACTTTAAGTTTTGTATTAAGGTCATCTTCCAGTGGTTCTCTAGTCGAAACTAGAATCAATCAAGCTAATTGGAACGTCAATAAATGCGATGGGACTGGTAACGTAATTTACGACGCGGACGGGAGTATTTTTGATTTAGATGTTACCAAAGCACAAATATTAGGAATAAATTATCAGTGGCTAGGAGTAGGATTAATATCTGGTGGCTTTAATTTAGGCAATAAACTTGCTGTTGCCCATAGATTCTGGCATCCTAACTTAATTGACTCCACCTATATGAGAACGTCCGATTTATTTCTTACCTATGAGATTGAACAAACTGCTGTTACGGGTGGTACTGCCGCTAGTATGAAAGCTATTTGTGCAGCTTTTATTAATTATGGGAATGAGGCAAAAACAGGTACAGACTACTCGATCGCAAGGGCACTGACTAGCACTTTCAATACTAGCACAGCTAATACTGTGCGAATATTAGGGTTTTTTAGACTTAATCCTGATAATATTAACTCTAGAGTATTGGCGACAAATATTAGTATAACTTTGGCAACAACCTGCGTTTATTATATTAGTTTAGTAAGAAATCCTACTTATACTGGCACTCATACCCACACATGGACTTCTAAGACCGATAAATCCATTCAATACGATTTTACGGGTTCTAATACGTTAGCTCTGACCAATTTAGAAGACGGTGAGCAATGGAGAGAAAACGGCGATTCTGTTAAAAATTCAGGGACTACTTTTACCTTTAATATTGATAGTGTAGATTATCTCGGAAGCTTTTATAATGATATTCCTGAGATATACGCGGTGTGTATTCAATGTGATACTGCTAACGTAGTTGTTAGCAGCTTAGTTGTTAAATTCTCGGAGCAAATCTAATGGCTTTATCTCAATCAGAATTAGAAATACTTAGCTTTTTCTTAATAGGACACCCTGCTATAAAAGGGATGACTAACAGTCAGATTGTAACGTGGTTAGATGGTTATGGTACTCAAGATTTAGCCACAATAACAAATTACATGACTTACTCGGAAAAAGCTAATTTGTTCAAGCAAGAGTATCAATACTTCCAGTTTTGGTATTCTGACTTCTGTGATTCTTTAGCGATCACATCTTCTTCTAACGTCGCTGGTTTTACTTTAGATGAAGTTAAGGAACAAGAAAAGATATTGATAGCTACGATAGTAAACGCGGGGTTGAGCGAAGCACTATTACAAGTGGTAATACTAGAGTTTTTTAGGCGGTCTTTTTACGAAGGTTTCGCTTCTTTACTGGTATGTTTAAGGCAGCACCGTGTCTTTTCCGAACATACTTTTTTAGTCTATTCTGTGGAGCTAAATAGAGATGAATATCAAAATCAAAATAAACGATATATTAATCTAGGGCTGTCTGCTTTACCTTCTATTGGCGAAGTAGAAGCAGCTTTAAATGTATAGAAAGATCTTATTTACAAATAGTCCTGTAAGTCTAAACCCGTCTGTTTCCAATCAGAACGAATCGCTTCCGCATCCGAATCCAAATATGTTTTCTTGCCCGCAGGAACACGATAACGGCGTTCTAAGTTACGACGGTATGTTCCACCGATATCCAACACAGAAGCCATCCCATCTATAAACCCTTGTTTAGAGATAAAGGTACGTTTTGAGAATATATTACGAAAGTAAGTTTTTACCATAATAAGAACATTAATGAATTACCAATAGGTAACATAATCTACTACTCCATTGTAACTTATTTTGTCAAGATACTCGGAAAGCATAAGCAAATACTTTTTGATTTACTTGATAGAGTTACAAAGACGTGAGAACTACAATCCTATTGAGAGATATATTAATTTAGGATTGTCTGATTTTACCGTTAATTACTGAAGTAGAAACAGATTTAAATGTATAATTAAAGTAGTTAATAATCAAAGGAGATTATCTATGGGACACGATGTTGTAACCTGCAAGTTTTGCGGTAGTTATGTCATGGAAGGACGCAATGATTGGGACTGCGATTGTGGTGGTTATTGCGGCGAATCTACTGGTTATGTTTGGATGAACCAATTACAACTTAAGCAATTAATTAGTAAGTCTCAAAACGAAAACAAAGGCAACACTTTAGCAGATTATCTTTCAGGAAATATTCAAAAAAACGGACGTTATGTGTATTGTGGAGGATGTGCAAACCATCTTTTTGATGACATTAATCAGGTATTGAAAGAACTTGCTGACCACTTTCCTGAAGAAAATATGTATAGATCTTTAACCTATAAAGTTGATGACGTTTATGATACTGAAATAATACGTCTTAACCCTTTAGCTTTAGAAGACGTTGTATCAGTTATCAAACGCCACAATAAACAAAATTGTGTACATTATTTGTTTGAGGTGATATCTGATCTTGACAGTACAATAGAGTATAGGGCTAACGAGATTGTAGAACTTTTAATAACAGATATTAATAAGTATTATCCTAAGTATTGTGAGTTTATGCACAATGAGTTTTCTTGTTATGTTGATTGGTGGGAGAAAAGTGATTATCTGTTTACAGTAACCTATGAAGACTTAGCCCCATACATCGATTAACGTCAGATTTGTTTAACTTGCTTGTAATTAGTGAAGTGGAAACAGCTTTAAATGTATAATTAAAATAGTAAAAACAGGGGGATTTATGAACACTTTAGCGGATTATTTGTCAGGAAAGATTGAGCGATCGGGTAAGTATTTTTGCTTCGCTTCGCGGTTTTGTTTTTCTGAAATTGACGAGTTGTTAATGGGTCTAACTAACTTACTTTATGATGATGATCTTTCTGATAGTTGTATGTTACAAGCCTTTGATATTTACGATACTAAACTAGAGATATATAGTCCTTTGTCTTTAGAGTCTGTTAAGTATTTTATTAATAAATTGAGTCAACAAAGCAAGTCAACAAAGAAAGATTATCGTCTTCTTCTATTTGATAATTTATTAGGATGTGATGAGTTTAAAATACGCGACGAGAGAATAATATCAGCAATGGATAATCTTGTAGCGTACTTAATAACAGACGTTGATAAGTATTATCCTCAATATAGTGAGTTCATTTACGGGACATTTTCTAGTCATATTGATATTCATAGTCCGTCAAATTATCTGTTTACAGTAATCTATGAGGATTTAGTCCCTTACATTGATTAAAGATAAAGTCCTCTTAATTGTTAAGAGGACTTGAATATTACGGACCTATATAATTTGGAGACTAACGAGTACATGACTGCTCATCAGTTACCTGTTATTATATCATTTATACATCAATAATAAATAATTATGACTAATACAATTAAGCCTATTATCGGTAGAATTGGTGGCAAATGGAGAATTTCAAGTTGGATAATCAAGCACCACATAGAAAGATTTGACTGGAGTCTCTATTGTGAGCCTTTTTGTGGCTCGGCTGCAATTTATTTTCAACTACTTAATAAAGGCATTCCTGAAAAGATAAAAGCTAGAGGTCATCATCCCCGATTTGTCCTAAATGATATGGATTCGCGTGTCATTAATTTATACCGTTGTTGTCGTGATTTTCCTGAATTGTTAGCTTATGCTATTTATTTTACTCCCTATTCTAGGGAAGAACATAGAAACGCTCAAAAAGGTGAGTCTATTGATGATTTAATAGAGATTTGCGATCGATTTTTAGTTGACGGTTGGCAATCGATAAGTCAGCAAGCAGGAAATGGATGGGGAAAAGCAAAATATGATAATTTTGATGAGTTCAAAGAACCTATAGGAAGCTTTAAGTATATTCCAAACCGATGCCTCGCAGATTCCCAACACTTAGGGCAACAATTTAACGAGCTAAAACAAGGCATTGAATTAATAGAGGATGAATCTATCAGGGAACAATCTAAGCAAGCTTTAAACGCTATTTTAAGTGAAGTAGAGAAGACTTTAGAAACTGATCTTAGGGTTGAGTTTGCTAGAAAGTTTTTGGTAAGTAATCAAATGACTCCCTCTAATGCAAAATCAGGCTGGAGTTTTGACACTTGCTCAATGTCACGATTGGTAGGCTACGAGAAAAAAGATAGGTTTAATAATTTACCAGAAAATCTTGTACAAGATATTAAATCCTTGAAGGAAGTTTATCTTGAGAATGATGATTTTGAAAAGGTTTGCAGACGTTGGGACACACCTCACAGCCTTCATTATTTAGATCCCCCTTATTTTGGAAAAGAAGATTATTATTCAGAAAAGTTTACTAAGAATGACCATTTAAGGTTGTGTCAAATGGTTCATGAGTTAGAAGGTCAAGTTATTTTATCTTATTATCCTCATACTGAAATTTTAAAGATGTATTCGGAGGACGATTGGGAATTTCATTATAAGACTGTCACAAAATCAAGCGCGGGTATAACAAGGAATAGTAAAACTAAAACTAGACCAAAAGGAACAGAGTTATTGTTAGTCAGGAAACAGAAAAATAAAGACAAGGTTTTAGTCGATTTATCAGGGCAATTAAGTCTGTTTTAATTGTGCTATAATAGAGAAACTCCCAATTAAGGGAGTAATAAAACAAATTCATTACACCATAAGGAGTAATATGACCAATTTACAACGGTTTGACCACAATAATCTAGAGTTAATTATAGATATTAACACGGGTGAGGTTTTTGCTACACAAGGCATGATCGCCAAAATGTGCGGACAAGAATCTACTACTATGCGCTTGGTAATATTAAGCGATCGCTCTTGAGGATAGGTAGCGATCGCGAATAGTTCTCTCTACAAAAAATAGGTGTAAAATGCGGTTATTTGTGGGAAATACTAATAACCAACTACTAGATCTTTTAAACGGGAAAGGGTATAAAATAGGCTCTTTATCGTCGTTAAATAATAAGATGATTAAAAGCATTACTATTCCCTACTCTTTGGATAACGGTGCGTATAGTTGTTATTTGAACGGGCAAAAATTTGATGATAATAGATTTATCTATTACTTAGAGAAAACTTTGTCTAGAGAGCAAAATAAGCCACTTTGGTTGGTTGTTCCTGATGTTGTTGGCAACAGGATTAAAACGATCAGGAATTGGCATAAATGGCATGATATTTTAATCCCGTACAGAATAGATTTAGCTTTTGCTGTGCAGGACGGCATGACAGCTAATGACGTTCCTAAAGATGCTGATTTAATTTTTGTCGGTGGAACTACTGAATGGAAAGTTGAGACAATGCCATATTGGGCTTCATTATTCTCGCGGGTTCATGTTGCTAGAGTAAATGGTTGGCAGCGATTAATTAAGTGTTGGCAGTTAGGTGCTGAAAGTATTGACGGTACCGGATATTTTAGAAAAGGATCTAACCCTTTTAAGAGTCAGATGATTGTTGACTTGCTTGTTTTCCTCTTGCTAGAATCTTCCAACATTGTTGTCGATAATCCTACTCTGCTATCACCAAACAAAAGAAAGTTATTGTTATTCGATTATTTAGGAATGAAAGAAATGCTTTTGCAAGATTTACCACTATTACAATTATTAGATAATTCACAAAATTTGTGTACAGGTTAAAAGTAGCGCTCACAATTCAATGATACTGTTAACATTCTATTCACAGAGGTAATTATGGGACGAGCTAGAAGTCTAAAAAAACTAAAAAGGGAATTGAGTAATTCCAATATTTCTAACACTAATTCTAAAGAATTTAAAGCGTTTTGTAAGCTTGCTCTCAAGACATATTGTTCAAGTGCTTTTAGATTCGCAAAACCAATAACAATTTTTTATGGGGATAGTGTTGATGGTCCAATAATGATAGACGCAATGACAATAGAACATTTTTGGAGTCACAGTCAAGATATAAGTATTGGTGCTTGTATGGCGATAAAAGAACTCTTGAATAAACACCATGCACAGATGCAGACGGGCTTAGTTTATATTGTAGCCATGGCGGATCATTTCGGTAATTACAAAGGATATTTAGTAGGCGAACCATAATCTAGATTACCAATTAAAAATCATCTAACTTTCTTATTGAACATTAGGAGAATATTATGGACACAATTCAAAATAACGATTTAGTAGTAGATTCTCGTGAGATTGCTCGTTTTCTAGGGATGACTTACAATTCGATAAATAACATGATTAAAAAGTATTTAAACGATTTACAATTCTATGGAGAAATAAAGTTTGAGGTTGAAATAACAATAGACGGGGCTCGGATTAAATACTGCTATTTGAACGAAGAGCAAACTAATGTGTTGCTGATTGGCTTCACTCGAAACATAGAACAGGTTTTAGAATGCAAAAAAGAGTTATACAAATTCTTTCATCCACCAATAGATGACCTAGCTAATTACGCTTATTTTTGGTTAGACGGGTTAGTTTAATGGTTGAGATTTTGACCATGGTATAATAGGAATACCACCAAAAGAAAGAGCTTCTGGTGGTAAGTAGACAAATTCACCATACAAGGTAAAAAATATGTCTGATTTAATTTCTACCACAAGTGATTCATCTCAACAATCCCTCTTTGATACCATCCGTCACTTAGATGACAATCATGAGTATTGGTTGGCAAGAGAGTTAATGGTTCTGTTAATCTACAAAAAATGGGAACGGTTTAATGCAGTTATTCAAATAGCAGTAGAAAACCTAGAAACTGTTACAGATAAAGTAACTGACCACGCTTCCTTCGTCTGGGAAACGTCAGGAAGAACCAAACGACTAAATTATAAACTGTCTCGTTTAGCTTGTTATCATATTGCTCTTTGTTGTGATTCAAGAGGTAACGATTCTGTTAAAATGGCGAAGCATTATTTTGCTATTAAAACCCGTGAGGCAGAAGTTGTTATCCCTCAACAAAATGAAGAGATTGAACTATTAAACAAGCAAATTGAAGTGTTAGACAAACAATTGAAACTAAGGGAATTAGATAACACCATGCTAACCTTACACGGAAAACAGGTAGTTCTCGCACTTAGAGGATATGAACAACCATTGTAGAGGTAGAAAAACCTATCCTTGAGGTAATTGATAACCGTAACAGCGATCGCAGACAAGGGATGACTTTTACTCAACTTAATGCCTACTTCAAACAACAGACCGGGGTCGGTTATAAGTCAGGTGCTGAGGTTAAGCGCATTATAGAAAAATTCGCTCCTGAGATTATTGATATTGTGCAAAGACCAATTAATCAGGATTGGGTGCTTAAGGAAAATGTCGATAAGGCGATCTCGATACTTCAGAGACAACCAAGACAATTATTAATGGGACAATAAATCAAGTTAAAATTAAGCCTAGTTAATTCTAGGCTTTTTCATTATGAACAAACTAATTAGATGGATTTATAGTGACGAGAAATACTCGCTAGAAATAAGGGATTTATGGCAGTGGAAACCTTATTATGAGTCAATCCTTTACCAAGAAAATGACACTCCAGAAGACACTTTAAAGCGTGCTAAAGATAACAATTATATCGAGTTAAATAAAGTAACTAATTTATGATTTTAACTAAGTTATAATAATAATATATTCCTTAATTGTAATTTAAAACATGACTAATTTAGATACTAATAACCCACCAGAAAACCATATCAAAGTGTTAGATGATCAAGGATGGATAGGCTTACTTAATGTTAGTGGTTCTGAGATTCAAGTAGTTAATTCCGCGCGTGTTTCCTTTGGGAAAATGAAATCTGAAATGAATGAGGCTGACAAGAAGTTACTCAAGTTTCTACTAGATAATAATCACACTTCACCACTCGAACACATCAATTTTTCTTTTCTCGTCCACTGTCCACTTTTTGTACGTTCTCAATGGCATCGCCATCGCACCTGGTCTTACAATGAAATTTCTGCTAGATATTGCGAGGTAGAAGATAAGTTTTATGTCCCTAAAATTCTGAGAAAGCAGTCTCAAAGTAATAAGCAAGCGAGTACAGATGAACCGATAGACAGAAACGATTACTGCCTCGCCGCTATTAAAGAATGTCATTTTTACTGTTATTCACTTTACTTAACTTTGCTGGCGGAAGGAGTCTGTAGAGAGCAAGCTCGCGGCGTTCTGCCTCAAGACACTTTCACCACGTTTTGGGCTACCGTTGATCTTAACAACTTGATCAAGTTTCTTAAGTTGCGAGATGATAACCACGCTCAAAAAGAGATTCAAGAGTACGCGATCGCAATTAAAGAATTAATTAGATCGTACGTTCCTACTATTTGCGAGATTGTTTTTACCGGTTAATAAACTCAAACACTTACACAGAAAAGACTTGAGCGTTCTTAGTGCAAACGCTCAAAAATACTTTGTAAAGTTTTGTAATATTTCTTGACAAGAAAATAGTAACTAGGCTATATTGAAAGAGTAGAGAAAAACAAGCGAGGTAATTATGGTTGCTAAATTAAGTGGTATTCAATCTAAAAATATTCAGTGTGAATGGTCTGAGTCTTCTGAATCTCCTGTGTGTGTAAATGACCTGTACACTTGGTACGAAGAGTGTCGGGAACATCCTTTGTTTGTGGGAAAGCTCGAAAGTCAAGCAGGTGTCTTCTGGATCGAGACCGAGTGTTTCCGTTGTGGTGAGTTAACAGAACTTCTATGCAGTCTTGACGACTATGATCAAATTGTTAAAATTGACGGAGAATATTATTTATTATCAGTTAATTCTCAAACCAATCAGTTAGAAATTAATTGGATTAATTCCCAAGAATTTGTTCTTGACTGGACGGTACACAACGTCGGAGTAGCTATGACAGATGAACAAATTAAGGATCTTCAATCTGAACTAGAGTCCGAATTAAAAGGGATAACAGTGTGTTACAAAGAGTCTTTATGGGCATCGACGACTGATTTTTTCACTGATAAAGTTGACGACATTTTCTGGAAGTGCGTACAACAGGTTTTAAATTAATCGCTTATTACTAATATTACAACAGGGGATTATCCCCTGTTTCTTGCTATGAAAAAATTATCAAAAGGTCGTCCAAAAGACGGTAAATCGCTAAAGGTTAACGCAGGAATCAGCTTAGAGAAAGACCTTGTTCTTGTATTAGATGCGATCGCAAAAGAACAAGGGTTAAACCGATCACAGTTAGTCAATCAAATAATTGTGCAATATTTAAACAATCAAACGCTTTAGTTGCTGGTTTAGGGAAAAGACTCTTATTTTCCCTTTGCTCTTTAAATAGACCGCAGGGCATTCGATGCCCACCTTCACGGTTGTTTGCGATCGCTACTATTAATTATCTTTCCTTAATTTTAGGGAAGGTTTTATCCAGCGTTTAAAGCAAAATATTTTAATTCGTAAATGTCTCCGT